TGCCATCAGGAAGCAGATTAGCGCCGCGTTTGGATTGCTGGCTCAGAGAGCTGCTAAGCGACGTAATGTTGCTGTTCGCCGCCGTCAGACCGGACTCCGTCTTCTCTACCCGACCTGTCAGCGTAGTGACTGCCGACTGATCGGCCTTGTTCGCGATGTTTGCGTCAGCGGCCTCGAGGTCATTGGTCAACTTAGTGATGCTGTTGCCCTGGCTGGAAATCGTATCCCCCTGCTTGGAGACCGTATTTTGCAGCGTAGACAGCGCCTGTGCATCTGCCTTATTCGCCAGATTAGCGTTGGTCTGTTCGAGGCTGTTTCGCAGATCAGTAACGCTCTGCGAGGTGCTCGTGACGCGATCACCTACGGTGCTGACGTTTGAGGTGACGGCGCTAATGGCATTCGAAAGCGCGTTCATCCCAAGAGCAGAATTCAGCTGGGCTACCTTCTCGGACAGTTTAAAACCGAGGTTAATGTAAGCCTGACCAGTCCATTGGTTCACCAGGAACTCAACCGTGTTCCAGCCAGCTTTCAGATCAAAGCTAACCGTATTCCAGCTCGAATTACCAAAAGCAGCCCTAACACCGTTCACGTATACGGCGCCCGTATCATCAAAAACACGGGACCCTGGTGCAATAGTGATGGTGGTATCAGCATTAACCTTCACGAAGGCTTTGTAATGCGCAATCACGTAACTGCCGGCGCTCGCAAAGTCCAGTTTTGCCGCGTCAGGAACCTCATCGATCGAGATTGGCGCCTTACCGTTGATATCGCTAAAGGTCGGCTCAGTGGTATTGTTCGCCAGTTGTACGTTGTATACGCTACGCACCCACATGTTCTGGCGGCCGTTAACCATCTGGTTTGACAGCGAAGTGATGCTGTTGGAGTTCGACGTAATGTCTTTTCCCTGCTGGGTCACGGTGCTGTTGAGGGTTGATAACGCATTGGACGTCGCATCAATCGCTTTCTCATTGCTCACGTCAACGCAGAAGACGTCATCGAGATACATATAGCCGGAAGCGACACTTGCGCGCAGAGACACAACCACGCTGGCGGTTTTGGCTGGCGTATACTCGCCGCTAATAAGCGCCCAGTTAGTCGACAGCCCAGCGCCAGTGATCGGGATATCCTTTATCGGCGTCAGATCTGCGTTTCGAAGGCTAATCTTGTTGTTGCCGGCATTATTGATCGCGAAGTCAGCGGATTTGCGAACCCATGCGCCGATACGATAAGTCTTGCCAGCCTGCAGCTCGACCGTTTGATTGCAGTCTGAGTCACCGCCAGAGGCCAGTTTGCCCGCCTGGATAATGTATTTCCCCGATTTGGGGTTCTGGGCCTCCAGCAGAGTCCAGCCGACATACTCCCAACCTTCGAAACCACGCTCAAAAGAGTTGTTTTTGAGCATGTTGCCGATGATCGATTTCGAGGCATCCGCATCAGCATTGGCGTTATCCAGCGAGTTTGACAGGCTGGTGATGCTCTGGGACTGGCTGGAGATCTGATTTTCGGCAGCAGTTACGCGGTTTGTCAGATTAGTCACAGCGGAGGCGTCAGCTTTGTTCTTGATGCTGTTCTGCATCGAAGTGATCTGCTGCCCCTGACTTGTGATGGTGCCCTCAACAGACGATACCCGAGAGGTCAAAGCATTGGTGGCACTGGCGTTCGCCTCAATCGCCAGAGCATCAGTGACGTCAACAAAACCAACATCATCGAAGTACTGAGAACCGGTTTTGAGAGAAGACATGATCGATACGTCAACTTTACCGGTCAGCGTCGCCTTCCAGGTATCAGAGACCTCTTTCCATGTTTCATCTTTGGGCAGATTCTCCGGACGGATCGGAATCTCTTTGAGCAACGTGGCCGCGCCAATACGCAGTTTGTTGTTGCCAGGGCTGCTGATCACCGCATCAGTGGTGCACCGCACAAAAGAGGACAGCTTGTATATCCGCCCTTCGACGACGCTTACAGATTGCGTGATTTGCACCGTGCCGGTGGCGCAAACAAGAATTTTGCTACCAGAATGGGGCGCACTCGCCTTGATAACACTGGATACGCTGTTGCCTGCAGACCAACCTGCCAGGTCACGCTCAAAGGAGGCGTTAACCAGCAAATTGCTCGGGTTGCTTTTGGCAGTATCGGTATCGCTCTGGATATCGCTCAGCGAGTTATTCAGGGTGGTGATGCTTTCACTCTGGCTGCTAAGGGTTTTATCCTGCTGGGTTACGGTCGACTGCAGACCCGTGATCGCCTTGCTGTTCGCAGATACACCAGACTCAACACTTCCTACGCGATTATCCAGCGTAGACAATGCCGCACCTTGTGATTTAAGGGTATTGCCCTGCTCTTCGACCTTCTGGGAAATTGTCTGTACCGCACTGGCATCGGCCTTCTGGCCAAGGCTTGTTTGCAACCCGGTAATCTTGCTTGCCTGGGAAGCTTGTTCAGTGGACAGCGTATGCAGCTCTTCTGCAACAGAGGCTTTGTTTCTGTTGAATTCAGTCTGCAAGGATTCACGCGCACTCGCTTCCGCAGCATCGGCGGTGATACGAGCATTTTTCTCCTGATAGATCAGACCGGAGCGAATGTCGTCCAGATTTCCGCTTTCAGAGGAACCGCGGATTTGTGCAGCCAATGTGCTGCGCGCCTGCGCTTCGGCGGTATCCGCATTCGCACGAGCCTGCTGCTCTTCCTGTAACGCGGCCATGCCTGCGCCCGGCGTCGGCCGACCGACGGCGATCCAGTCGAATAACAGGTAATTGTCCGCATCCTGACCTGAAGTGAAATCGAAGCGGAAACGACGAATCGTTGTCGAATCTCGCCACTCAATGTCGTGCAGGGTCAGAATCGCAATACCCTTGTCATCGTATTCCGGTTCATTGATAACCACGGAGCGACCAGCATTCCAGCCGGTTTCATCAGCGCCGATCCAGAACATTTTGGCGTTCCAGGTTGGGTTGCCAACCTTTTTAATGCGCATCTTAATGAAACGATAAGCATGGGCATCGATCGTCAATCCGTTAGGGGAACGACAGGTTGAGGTCGGATTGTTCGCTTTCAGCCAGCCATCGCTGGTGACGCTCATTGGCGTGTAGCCATTATCATCTTCCGTCCAGCCTTCAGCGTCCTGGTCGAAATACCAGATTTTCAGAGAGTCGAACTGTTCCCCTGTGCCGGCGGCAATCTGCGAGATCTGTCGCGCGAGATTTTCGTCACCGGAGGTCACAACCTCAGACAAGCTATCGATAGAGGTCTTCAGCTCATTCTTCGCGCTCAGCAGTTGGTCGGCCGCTTGCTTGGCTGCATCATTAACATCTGCAATACGGTCATTCGTCTCTTTCTGAATGGCCGCAGTCAGATCTTTGCTGGTCTGGGACAGCGACGTTGTCAGTGATGACTGCGCTTTCTTAATCTCCTGCGACAGAGCAGCGTCGCCGTCTTTAATCGACTGTTTTGCAGCTTCAATTTGGCTGTTTACATTGGAGATGTTGGTATTGATCGTCTGGTTGACCGTATCGATATTGTCGACAATTGTCTGATTGACGGTATCAATGTTCTCTTTCAGCGACTGATTGACAGAGTCAACCTGCGCCTTAATTTCGGAGGAGGTTTGCGCAAGGTCGTTTTCAACTTGCTGAATAGACTCGTTGACTGAGTTCTGAACCTCGCCAATGGCGTTGTCTACCGCCTCCTGAGTGGCTTTGCTGTCGATTTCGTCGAGCAGCTCCTTGCCGAGTTCAGAAGATGTGATCTTATCTTTCAGGAAAGACAATACGTCGCGAGTGGTGGCCTCTGTACCGAGGTTCGAGTTCGGCTGGCCTACCATCCCACGTTTGTTTACCGCACGAATCCAGTAATACCAGGTCTCGTTGTCACCCAGCCCAGCGTGAGTGAAAGTCGTTGTGGCGGCCTGAGCAATGAGTGTCGCGGTGTCCAGCTTATTTGTTTTGGACGCATACACGTTGATCTGCGCGAGGTCGACTGAATCAGGGTTAACCCAATTCAATACCACGTTACGATAATCCCCCACCGCGGTCAGTGATGTGGGCGCCCCTGGCGGCGTCATCGTGCCTTTTACCTGATAGACAGCAGTAATGATCTCGGATTTTTTGCCGCCGAAGGAAACGGAATACAGCTGGAAGTCATATCGCCCATTTTCGGCAACATTGACGATTTCATATTGTTCTTCCGTGGCGCGGGCAGATTGCCAGTTGGAGACGTTGCCCTCGTCGGAGCGGCGCCAGCTGACCCAGTATTCTGGTGATTTACCTTCCCAGGCAAGCATCAGCTTCACGGACAAGTTGCCCGGACTGGACAGATAGGTGCCTTCTGAGATGACCAGATTGCTCGGTTTGGAATATGTGGGATCAAGAACCGTCGTATTTTCTGGAACGAGCGTGGCCCCGTTATCAATCGCCTGGTACTTAGATGCATTGTTCTGCACCACCGTGATATCAAACGACCCCGGGGTTTCACCTTGCGCGATAGCGACAACGCGCGCCCGCATTGGAACCAGGTCTGGTTCGGTGATCGTCCAGACGCCATTCGCTACTGGTTGATCGGCTGTGGCCAACGCCGTCTTGAAGGTAACTTTAGTGATGTTGTCGCCGGTCTCGTTGATGTCTCGCTCAACGATTTTGCCTTCCTGATTGATGATGCGGATGAAGCTACCGCTCTTTTTCAGAGAGACAGGTGCATCGAGGGTGATGCTGTTTTTGGTGAAAGAGACAATGCGACCGGAATTGCGTTTGCCGGCACGATATTTGTTCTGAATCAGAACGGTTTCGCCCGGCATCAGGAACGAGGCGTCCAGGCCCGCGGTAAAGGTGATCATGTCTGACTCCATACGCGCGGTATAGAGCAGCCACAAACCTACACGATGAGCCTGACCTCGGCTGGTGCATCCGAACGCAACGGCCTCGGTCTTGCGCTCCCCATAACGGGCCATCGCTTCCTGATCTTCAACATACTCAACGTTCTGCTTATAGCCGTCTTGTTTGTTGTTATAGGTAATCAGAGCAACGGACGGCCGATCTTTTCGAGCAGAGCCTTTATAGGTAAACAGGCCATCTTTTACGTTTGCGTTGGTAAACAGCATGACAGGGTCAGACGGGCTGTCCTGCATGATATTCACCATGCCACCAGCCCAGAAAACCATGCCACGGAATGCGCCGGCAATATCCTGAATCAGACGATAAGCGTCCTGACGACTGGTGATCTGGGTGTTGATTGCAAAGCGTTTTTCTTTGCCGCCAAAGCCATCATCAACCTCTTCGTCGCAGTAGCGACCGATCTGATAAAGCTGGCCAAGGTCAATCATTGACTCCGAAACAAATTTGCCGAGGCCATAACGAGCATTGGTCAGCAGATCGAACAGAATCCAGGCTGGGTTGGAAGACGACAGAAGCTTAAAGGTTCCATCCCAAACGCCGTTATAAGTGTTCGTATTTTCATCATAATTCGAAGGCACACGGATTTTGAGGCCACGGATAAGATACGAACGTGACGGCATAGAGCTACCAAACTGCTCAGAGTTAACCTTAAGGCCAACCAGAACGGAGTTCGGGTAGTTCATTGGGGTGTCAACGATCTCACCGATAGAGTCGACCCAGGTATCGTTAAAGAGATACTGATCGTTGCTGTCGGCGGAGAGACGAAGCACGCGCACTTTATAGGCGCGCCCAGGCTTTGGAAGTTGGATTTCGTAACTGCGGTAGTAGACACCAGTCTTTTTCGCAGTCAGCGTCACGTCAGAGCTGCTCTCACCTGCAGCAATCACGTCATAGAAAGAGCCATTGCCGTTGGCCAGCTGGAACTTAAACTGGACCGAAGTACCGTTTGTGTCCCCTGTTTTCTTGTCAATGCTACGCAGCGACGGGAACTTCATGATCACTCGGACACGATCAGCGTCGTCGTTATCGATGGCGACCGTAACCGCGTTTGTGGTTTTCAGCTGTGTGTTAACGGCCTTTGGCGTTTCGACAAAATCGAAACCAGACATCGGGCTTTGGTCTTGCGAACCATCCCGGAAATCCCAGGTTACACCGGAATAGTTGAATGATCCGTCTTCGTTCTCCAGCGCCACGCCATCGATGAAGATAGATTTAGCACCGTTAATAAGCCCACCAACAACACCTTCCCCGAGCAGATCGAGGATAGACGCCATGGCCCGCGAATTAACGGTATCATCCGCTTCAACTGGTGTACGGCTTGAGCCTGAGCTCTTTTTGCCGCCCGCTCCCGCAATCAGGAGGGGCAATCTCTTTTTCTTGAACTGATCCATGTTCAAAAAACTTCCCTTACAGTTGGTCTATGGTGATTGAAGAACTCACAATCTGTGAGCCAACTAAAATTTCCTCGCCGTAATTAAGCTGAACCGGGTTTCCCTGGTTGCTGGTGTTTTGAGGCCCATCGAAATAAAACGAATCCGTGTTATCCGCCTGTCTGACAGACGCATTTGATGCCTGCGGCGAAATCAGCATGGACACACCGCCCATCATCAATGACATCCCTCCCATCACCAGCGCGGAAGACGCACCAAAAGTCAGCCCAGAGGCCAGAGCGCCGACAGCGATCATCGCGGCGCCCACGAAAGTCTGGAACCACCCAAACGCCTTACCACCGCTGCCACGTGGTACGGGAGTAATGCGGATTTTTGCGATATTTTCCGACTCGCCCATCATCTGGTATTCGGTGTCGTCCATTGACCACTTGTGGCCCTGCTTATTTGTGACCTGGATGTGGTACTTATCGAAGTGGTTACGGTTACGCTTAATCCAGGCTTTAAAGCCCGGGCGATTCGCCTCAATCAAATCGATGGCTTGTTTGGTGTTGCGCACCTTCAATTTCCAGTGGCGGCCAAAGTTCTTTGCCATCGCACCGCCGAGCTGAACATGAACTAATTCAGACACGTCTCGTCTCCCTTGAGTAAATCCCTGTGACGCAGGTGATGCGTCGTGTGCTTCTGATACATCCCACCGTAATAAGCCCGACAGCTGAGACGGTCGATCTGGTGATGCATGATCATGCCGTCGCCGATGTATACCGCGCAGTGATCTGGCATTTTCCCGTACTGGATGAAGAAGATGTCGCCGCGCTGGGGCTCCGTCCCCGGCGCCATGCGGACAAGTCCTTCATTTCGGTAGTTCTGGTCGAGGATGTCGTTGTCCCCCGTGTACCAGGAAGGAATATGCAGGTGGGCGTTTGCATTCAGCTCAACGTCAAATTCACGCTTTAGGTAATCGCGGCACAGCATCCAGCAATCAAACACACCGAATACGTATGGGCGACCGAGGTAGGGCATCTCAAAACCACACGGATAAATGACGTTCATTTCGCTAAAGTGGAATGGCATATCGCTTTCCACATTTTTGCGAATTGCCAGAATCATCCACGGTAGTTCCGTCGCCTCGCACCCGGAGCGATCCGGGTCTGACGCCTCTGCGCTGCGCTCAACGTGAGAGTGCCAAATAGCGATCACTTCCCCAGCATCTTCGGCCGCAATAATGTCGCTGGCACGCATGACAAAATCCTCACGTGGCGTTTCAGAGACATTCATCGCTTCCATAAAGCGATATTTCTCACCCTGTGTGCGCACAAGAAAGCCACACGCTTCATTCGGGTAACGTTGGATAGCGCAGCGATAGATATCCTGCATGACTTCTGAGCCCAGCTCAGGTAACGTCTGGTTACTCATATCGTGTCGCCCCAATAAATCCGCCAAAATGAATAACGCCATTCGCGAAGTAGTTGCGACGAGCATTACAGGCGTCGTAACGCTTGGTGCAGTAGTCGGCGCCGGCCAAAGAGGTTTGCTGGTTGTTTTTGTCGAAATATGGGCCGGTGTAGCCACACTCTGTTCCGCGATATTTCCACGGGCAGCTGTTTTTGATGATCTGACGATACGGCAGTTGAACACCCATCAGATCTAAGACGCTGGACAGCTCGAATTCGACATACTGGTGCGTCTCCAGGGTCTTCTGTTCGACGAACCACATTTCATCAGCAAAATGCTGACTTGGGTCTGCGGTCGGGTTTCCATCCGGAAAGTTCACCGCATCCAGAAAACGTGCCAGCGTCATCTTGCGAATGATTTTGCAGCCAATCAGATCGTCATTGGCCTGCAGCTCCGCAGAAATTACACCGTCGTAGTTGGAAACCTGAATCTTTGGACGAGGAAGTGTTCCCTGACCGCTTTTATCAAAGCCAGACGCTTTAATTGGCCACGGCTCATAGGAAACTCCCTGCCAGACAATTGGCTGGCTAAGCCCGTTGGTGCCGGCATGGAAATACAACTTGCCGCCGGAGGTTGTCACCGACATATCCAGCTCGAACAACTCAATGAGCGCAGAAGGCGATAAACTCTGAATATCAGCTCTAATACCCATCACTTCATCCTTGAAAAACTCAACGTCACATCCTGTGACGTTGATATATAATAATAGATAAGTACTTACTTATCTATAGCCGCAAATTAAGACTCAAAAACCTGTCTAAATGTTGCCGTAAGCACTTGATAGCCTGGGTAACGCTTTACCGTATGGCTATCACAAACCACGATAATTGCTTTGCCTCTTGGGTTAGTCCAAATGAATGACTCCACCCCTGCGCGGGCAGTCAAAAAGTCATCAACGTCGTTTACCACGTCATGGCTGCGGGTGAACGTGAGAGACCACTCTTCTTTAATCCGATTGAGCCCCTGCGACTGGCGCTGCTCGTAATCATCGCCGTAGTTCAACACGGTCACGTTAGGCTTTACGGTTTTCTCAGACTCATAATCTGGATACCAATTAAATACTTTCCTCGACATATCACTTCCTTGTTATGGCCGCCCGCTAAGGCGGCCGGCTTTACTACCCTCTGGTGGTATGCGGATTAAGTGAACCACCAGAACGTTTCTCTTCGGCAATCGTCTCAAGCACAATCGACTTAATTTGCCGCGCTGCACCGTTCCAGAGATTGCTCTCGCTTCCACTGCTGCTCTCGCTGGTTCGTCCATCCTTGGTCACATTGATTTGAATTGAGACAGGGGACACCGCGTTACCCGTACTCTTTCCAGCCGACTCTGCAGAAAGTGTGACTGGAATGGTTCGACCATCTGGCAGCGGTACGTAAGCCTCATTCATTGAGCCCTCGCCAAACATCGCCAACTGCGGTGAGGTGGCGATTCCGCCTTTCTGATAGGCTCTCAGAGGTACAACCCCTTCCTTGCCAAAGATGCCGCCATTGGCGTGTTTCTTCACATTAGGCTTTGGCTCAGATGAAGACGATGAAGCTGACCCAGCCCAGGCGGACACTGCGGTACTGGCCAGTGACAGACCGAAATTTAGCCAACGGCTGGACGAACTCGACGACGAAGCACCTACCATGGCGAATGTAGCTGCCAGCGCCCCAGCCGCGGTAGACAGATTCCCCATACTGAGGATGCTGCTGTTAACCGCTTTGGTTTGATCTTTTGTAGCGTCAGTACCGGTGAACAACGACTTCGTCCAGTCCCAGACACCATTCACCGCCTGGCTTAAACCGCTGGCCGCATTCTGAGACGCTTGCCCCATAGAGTTCACGCCGGAGGCTGTCTCCTTAGTGGCCTCGCCGACAGATTTATCCCCATTGGCCACCGACACACCAGAATTACCTAGCTGAACCCCTTGATTAGCGATCGCAGACGCTACGCCATTCATGAGATTTCCACTTTGTGCATTGCCGGCGTTTGTCGTTCCCATTCCCAACATATTCATGAGAGGCAGAGTGATCTGGGTCTTCACGACCATGTTGGTGATGTCTTTAAGGATCGATGTGGCCAGACTGGAGAAGCTCATCTTCCCGTTAACAACAAAGTCAGTAAGCGTGTCGGTTAAGCCGCTAAACAGATCTGTCCAGGTACCTTCGATCTGGTCAGCCAGGTTTTCATATTCCAGAGCCAACTGCTGGGTCGCTGTGCCTGTTTGCTTAATCAGCACATTATTGCCAGCGGCCACCAGCTGATTAAGCTGCTTGTTGTAAAGCGAGATGATTTTCGGGTCAGTCGCCTTATCACGCAGCTCGATCAGCGCCTTAAGATTGCGGTTGTAGGTATCCGAAAACTCGGCAGCCTTCTCCTCATGGCTTTGCATCAAGCCTGCGCTGATAATCGAATCCGATTCCGGCGCCCAAGCGCTGATCATTTGCTCGACGTTGCGGCGATTAAACATTTCACGGTATTCGGGGGTAGCGTTCCTCAAATCCGCGAGACGTTTTTTAGCCTGGTCAACCATCTCCTGCGAGATAAACTCGTTAGGCGTGGCGTTTGCAAGATCGGTTAGTGACTTAGTGACATCACGCAGCGACTGATCAAACGACACGGTGGCCTTTGAACTTTCGCCCATTTGCCCCATGAGCTGATCAGCTTTATCCAGAGCCTTCTGGAAGCCGGCAGCCAGCTTCTGTTGCGCACTTTCCTCCCTCTTCGCGGCGCGTTCAGAGGCATTCGCGGTACGCTTCCCCGCCCTCTCGGCAGCAGCAGCATCCTGTTCACGAGCTTTGGTTAGTGCGGCTATGGCGGCTGCACGCTCCTTCTCGCTCATCTTTTCCAGAGACGATGCAGTGGAGGCTTTCTGCAGGTTAAGCTGGGTTTTAAGCTGCTTCGGCCCAATGATAGGTTTTCCTTCAAAATCCATCATTGGTGTGCCATCAGGCAGCGTGCGCTGGTAAACCGCAGAGTCCATCTGGTTGCGCATGTACTGCGCGAGCGCTTTATCAGCGCCTTTGTCGCTGGTGCCCAACCCAAGCACTGTTCCCTGGTTGGTCTTCACGCCCTTTCCGGTTTTCGCCGCGTTATCGCGTTCAAACTCAGCCTGTGTCAGTTCCTGAGCAACAGTTTCAAGATGTTCCTGATAGCCACGAATACTGCCCTGCAGCTTCTGTACCTGTTCTGTGTTTCCTTCTTTTTTTGCCTTTTCCAGCAGATCGCTGAAGTGTGCGATCTGCTTTTCAGTTGCGGTCTTGCGCGATGATAAAGACTCAACCAACTTTTGGGCTGGTACCAGATAAGATTTATTTACCGTTTCTCGTAATGGCCCCAGCAGCTTGTTCTTTTCATCATCGGACAAAGACTTGTCGTCATTGATCTTCTGAATTTTCTCCAAAGCTTCCTGGCGCGCTTTCACGAACTTGGCCGAAAAATCTTTGTTTTCATCGCGGATTTTTTCAATCTGAGATTCAGCCGCCTCTTTTGCGAGACGTTTGGAGACGGCAGTGTCCCCCAGTTCAATAGTCCCACTAACTCTATCGCGTTGTTTGCGAAGGTCGCTCAGTTCGGACTCGACCTTCTTACGGTCAATTTTGATAGTGGTTCCGGCCATCCCTGGTCCGTAGACCATTTTTTCACCAGAATTTAGCTCCTGCTCCTTCTGAGCTATTTGGCGATCAAGACGTTCCTTGTAATCCGCCATCTGTGCCCGCTTGGCGGCCGTCATCGCCTCGGGGATTTTGCGGATCTCATCAACGACTTTTGACGTTTCGCTGCGGAGCATAGTCATGTAAGTGATCAGCCCCGCCACTGCTGTCATTGCGGCAGTAAACACAAAGCCAATCGGGTTTGCTGCGATAAACGCAGTCAGCCCAGCGAATGCCCCTTTCAGCCCCGTAATCGCGCCACGAATGGCAAAAATGAGCGATGGGATTGGTGCCAGTCCCATGCGTGCAGCACGATTGAAACGAGTGACTGCCGTCGCTCCCAGCGTGAATGGTGTCTGGATTACAGTGGACATTTTCATGAAGGTGGAAAGCATCTGGCCGCCGGCGCCGACAACACCTAAAATGCCCGCTCTGAGCATTTTAAATGCCACCATTCCGGCGACAATTTTGCCCAGCGTAATAACCAATTCCTGATTCTTAGCCAACCATTGCGCCAGCTCGCGCAGGCCATCAATCGCGGTGGTAAGCCCCTCTCCCAGTGAATTAGCGAACGAAATGCCTTCTGCGCTGTTCATTACGGCCGACAGCTCTTTCATCCCCTTGGTCAGAGAGTCAAGGTACCCAGCCTGACCCACTCGATCGGCAAACAGAGTGAAAGAGGTTTGCAGCTGCGCCAGCGCACCGGTGTAGGTTTGCATCATATCTTTGGCGGCATTTTCGTTTTCCGCACGCAAACCAACAAACATCAACGAAAGAGCCTGTTTCGCTTCAACGGTCCCACTGGAGACGGCTTTGGTTAGCTCCCCCATCGTGATACCGGCCGCATCTGCCATGGCCTTCATCGCATTTGGAACCGCTTCACCCAATTGCTGGCGGAGCTCTTCCATCGACACGACGCCCTTACCAGACATTTGCTGGACAGCCACCGCCGCTCGCTTAAGCAACTCACTATCGCCACCAAAACGTGCGACTGAGTCCACCAGTGCCTTTAACGAACCATCAGTGGGATCGAGCCCAGCAGAACGGAATTTCACAAATGAGTCGGTTAAAGACTGCATCGCAAATGGGGCGTTTTTCGCCATGTTCACGATATACTGCATGTCTTGAGCAGCGGCTTCTCCAGGATTGACTTTATCCTTGTTCAAGCCACGCAACATGACACGCATACGCTGCATTTCGGCCGCAGCCTCTACGATCGGCTTCTGCCAACCAAACAGGATGTCAGTAACCGTTCTGGCCGCATCCCCAATTTCTCCCAGAAGGAAAATATTGCCGCGTAATCCTGAGAAGACGCCATTTTCACGACTGCCACCGCGATGGGACGCAGCGGTAAATAGATCAGCGCCACCTCCGCTGCCTCCCCCACCCGTTGTGGTTGTTCTGACCCTGACTGGACGGCTGATCAGCTGCTGGCTTCGAATAACGCCATCCATCTGATCTTTGACTTTTTTTAACCCCTCGGCCGCCTGGCTTGTCGTTGTTCCCCAATTGCTCAGACGCTTGCTGGTCGCATTTAGTCTGGTGTTCATTCCACCAAGAGAAGTAGTGGCACCCTTGATCTCAGTGTTGAATTTACCGGCATGGTCTCCTGCGTATTTAACCCAATCAGAAAACTCATTGAGTTCCGACTGAACCTTCCGCAATGAGGCCAGGAACTTGTGCGTAGACGATGTGGCTGAATCAACGCGATCTGTGAATGTCCGCAAATCAGTGCTGATAGCGGACAGTTCACGTTGTGCCTTTCGAGAGGTGTTGGAAACGAGCTCAAAACCGGCAGCTACGTCCTGCAGTTTGTCTGCCGTAGAATTGAGTCTGGTTTCAAGAGCGCCAAGAATGCTGGAGACCGAACCCAGAGAGCGCTCGAGGTTTTTAATTTTTTGAGCCGGTTTGGTAGCCCGCTCGCCAAATTTGGTAAGTAATTTACCCGCCCGGTCGATTGACGCCGTAAACTGTTTGTCTTCCAGCGACAGGATAAACTCTACGTTTTGTGACATTCCCTTGTCATCCTCTGCCAAAAATTTGCATCAGCTGCTCTTTGGCGTCGGGGTCTGCCTTATCCATATGCGGACGGTAGACTTTATCAGTAACGACTGGCCTTCCAATCCTGAGTTGCAACCCCTCCATGAACGCCTTAACGCCATCGCCATCCGCTTGGGCGACGCGGGCGACCTGCAGATTGCGGACATCCTCTTCCGCTCGCAGACGATCGATATTGCGGCTGAGCATCCAGAACATGGTCAACGGGACACTCAGTAGCTCTATTGGCGATACGGCGTAGTGAGCAACTACACGACTGAAATAGAATCCGAGATCTATCGAAACGGTCTTTACCCCGGATTCATCGCGGGATATTACTTTGCCCCTTCGCCAGCCGCTTTTTCGTTCTCTTCATCAATCACTTCCATGGCGAAGGTGAAGATCTGCTGGAGTTGCTGGACAGTCAGTTTCTCCAGAACGGAGTCAGGTACTGACGGAATGACTTTGCGTACCAGTTCTGCGTAGGCAGTTACCTGGTCGACGGGAGACATATTCATGAGGTCTTTGTCTTCCATCTGCTTGATAGAAACAAAGAGGCCGACGGTCATTTCAACGATGGGATATTCTTTGCCACCAAATTTGATGCTTTTTTTCGGCGGCAGAATGGAGTCGAGATCGAGTAATTTGGTCATGGTTTAAATCCTTTTAAACTCATACAGAGGCCCATCCATGGGCCTCTTTGGTTATCACAATTTAGCTTGCGGCAGTTACAGAGACGGCTTTGGTCGCCTTCTTGGCGCCGTCATTAGTTGTGAAGGTGATATTGGCTGAACCGACAGCTTTACCAGTTACCAGTCCGTTCTGATCTACGGTCGCTTTATCAGTCGCATCAGAGCTCCACACGCCAGTCTTATTGGTTGCATCGGCCGGGGTAAAGGTTGCGCTCAACTGAACTTTAGCGCCCACTTTTACGGTCGGTGAAGACGGGGTCAGCGTGACGCTCTCAACCGGCTTTGGGAGGCTCATTTTCCCCAACACGCCAGCGTCGTCCGGGTAAGCGGAAAACTCAACTGAGAACACGCGAACGTCGTCAGACTGGTAGGTCATGGTGAAGTTACCCGCGGTTGCTGCTTTAGGGATGGTCAGAACATAATCCGTCGCATCCTGCGGAGTCAGCACCAACTCTTTCGCAACGTCGATCAGGTTCACACCCTGCGCAGACGTGATGGTTACGGTATCTTCGCCCGAACTCAGCGTGGAACCTGGCATCAGATCGACCATGTTTTTCAACACGGATTCAGCCAGCGGCGCAGTAATGGTGATGTTGCGGCCTTGGATCAGCTCGGAGATCGTGGTCTGGCCCAGCTGGTCTACGGTCACTTTCAGCGTTTCGGTTGCGATTTCAACCTGAACACCGCCTTTGGTGTAACCCAGATCCACGCCACCAAACGACACCTTGCAGGCGCCAAGCTTGATGTTTTTAACATGGGTATTGGACATTATTGGAAAACTCCTTTTTCCGTTAAAACAGTGTCACTCCGACACACAATAGTAAGTATATACTTACTTATTTATTCAGTTCAATAAAGTACCCGGCAAATTCAAGTGGAATCCCCGTTTCAATAAGCGATCCGTCATTTATTGGGTACGTTATTGGCATCGCCATCGGCCTAACCATTTTGAAGAACACCCCGTCAGACTCAACGTTGCTAACAGGAAGGATGCCCATGATTTCGTTGGCTATTTCAACAGATTTTGTAATACTCGCATTGCGAACTACTATCGTGAATGAGTCGAAGTAAAAACCCTGCAAATCCGGGTCGATGGCTATGCCTGTATTGGGATTAATCAGCAAGATGCCAGACTTAACTTTTGCTGGCATATAGTGACAGAAAATGTCCGTCCCTACTTTTCCAAGCCCCTTTTTTTGTATCAATTTTGCGAATGCTTCTACAAACACGTCAACCTCGCGTAAATCCTGCTTTTCTGGCAGCTTCCAAGATCGTCTGCGAAAATTGCTTTTCGCTGATCTGAGTCGCTCGCTCAAGGAAATATGGGCCCACTTTAGGTTTCACGCCGGCGACAGGAGGGTTAGTAACATTCTTCATACGAGACAAATAACCAAGACGGTACTTACCAAGCTCCATGTATTTGGCATAGTCCCCCACCTCAACGCCTGGATGCCCTTCGCGCTGCTTTGCGCCTGATACGGAAAGCTCAATACGAAGTCCCGCGTATCCTTCTTTTACAACCCGCGCAAAAATGGCGCTCTCCAGCGATCCGGTTTCAAGCGGGGCCATGGCTCGTGCCAGTCGTTCAACCAGACGCGCCAGCTTTTCCATGTCCCTGATTAGGTATCGCTTGAACGCTTTCTGGCTGTTATTAAGTCTGGCGCCGGCACGCTTAAACTGGTGTGCGTCATATTTCAAACCCATATATTCGCCCCCAGCTCAAGATGCCCAGGGCGGCCACGTAGTCCCCATCGCCGATGTACGCTTGAGACCTTCAGCTTCTGTCCCTCCAGCACAAGAACGTCATCGAGTTGAACAGCGGCTTCAAGTGGAACAATAAGTACTGCGTCAAACAACTCCAGCGCCGCCTTTCCGCGACTTCCAGAGCTATCTGCCCTGACGGACGATTTTTCATTGCTCTGTTCAAATTTAACGACGCCTACTTTCGTCTTCCTGACGAACTGCAATTGCGCTTCACCGTAGACGTTTTTGGAACCAAACCGGTAGATCGACAATTCGGCTTGCCACGAAATATTCATCCACTCTCCTTGTGTGAAGTCGTCGCACTCATTACCAGGCGGAGGCGCGGTTTCCCGTCTTTGGCCTGTCGACCAGAAGTAAAGAGCACGACGTGTGTTACGCACGACGAACAATCATCCGATTGTTGATGTAACTAATAAGCAATCGCCAGGTGCTGCGGGCCACACGGACATTCGCCACTTTGCTTGTACGGTACATATTGGTTGTTTCACCGATAGATTCAGACAAAATGCCGTCTTCACGCGCACTCGCAATATCGTTGCCATTGGCGATCTCGCATGCCTCATTAACGGTGGCCAGAAGCAGCGCCTCTTTAAAGTAGTCTGGCAAATCCGCAAACTGCTCCGAAGTGATCCGTTCCCAGTCCACCAAATCCTGCCGATACACGCCGTCAGCCCCCCAGGGAATGTCATAGACATTCAGCATGTTTTGGGGACGGTCATACCGGTCGAAATCGATGCGCATGATCCTCCGGATAGAGAAAGGTAAGGTTTTGATTCGCCGTGTCGCTTCGATTAGCCGCTTGCGCATCAAACCCTCTCCATCAGCCAGCAATGTATCTCCATTGATCATATCAATGGCCTGCATTTGAGCATCGGCTACGGTGGCAAACGACTGACCCGGGACGGATAGTTCAAAGCTATTAAGCAGCACATACATCTGCCGCTCTTCGTGGGTTAGCCCACCCGCTGTGGCCTTCACGATGACGTAGCGCAGATCACGCTCTTTTTCGACCAGCTGGTTATGCTCTGCTGAGATCACAACCGGTATAGACATTTGGCCTTCTGCAATATCGAGAGGCTCTTCATCCACAAGTGTGGTACCTGCACTATCTCGCACGGTGTAAGAGGCGGAATCGATATCCAGTACGTTAAAGGCGAAGGTCAGAGACACGATGTCTCCGCTACGAAACGTGTCGATCAGAGCCATCACTCACCGCCTTGTGCTTTCAGGATGCCCTCAATCATTTCAACAATGCCCTTCGCTTTCACGCCAAGCGTGTTGCCGATCTGGCGCAGGCCGGCGATACCTTCACAGTCAGCAATGGACTCCAGCTCTTCTCGGGTGAAGCGCTGCACATGTTTTGTCTCCTCCTTCGCGACGCCACGTTTCATAGGGACAATATCAGGGGCCGTAGGCTCCACAATCTGATCGGCCACCAGCTCGTTACGATTGCTGAAGGCAGCTGATGGAGAGACATTTTGCCCATCAATCGTTTCGGCACGCATTGAGGCGCAGATCCGCTGTTGATCGAGGAATGGCAGCTCTGCTACGGAAATGCCGTCTTTAAAGTAAACGCCGCACAGGATGCCCGTGTATCCAAGGAACTGGGGTTCCAGAAGATGAATTTTTGCTGGTTTCATGAGTTTTCCTCTGAACAGGGCGGCCAGAGCCACCCCTTGTTACTGAATCAGGCTGCAGCTGCTGTAACTTGAACAGTTGCGGTTGCTTTATGGCTGCCGTCTGCGGTCGTGACTTCAATTGTTGCAGTCCCTTCTGCAACGCCGGTCACGAGACCAGTAGCCGCGTCAACCGTTGCAAATTCAGCATTTTTCGACGCCCAGGTAACTTTCTTGTTGGTAGCACCAGCAGGCGCCACGGTAGCCGTGAGTTGAACCGTTTTTTTCACCTCCACCGATGCCGACTTAGGACTTACCGACACACCGGTAACAGCGACAGTGGGCTCCATCGGAACCGCTCGCATAGCTGCGGTGATACGGTTCTGCATGCGCTCGTTTACTGGATGATCGGACACCGATTTAGTGAAAGAAGTACGGAACATAACCCCCGTAAAGTCGGTGAAGGCCTTTTCAGTGATCTTCACTTTTTTTTCTGACATATATCGCTCCTATAAAAAGGGCGGGCGTATAGCCCACCCATTTAAAAATAATAGGTAAGTACTTACCTATTATTAGGATTAAATTTTGACGTTAGTCAGCGCCGCGATAGCTTTGTCGTGCTTATTGGCCAGAGAGCAGTACCACTTCACACGAGTACGTACTGCGTCTTTGTTCTGAACGGTGCCAATGTTTTCCACAACGATACCGGCGTTTTCGCCGCCGTACAGACCAGTTACACCGTTTTCTTCAGAAAGGTGCAGACAGTAGATATCCGCTTTGGTGGAGTCCGCAACCGGAATGAAGTCGTTTACGATAAACGGAACGCCGTTATGGCACAGCATTGGTCGACCGAAGTTTTCCATCATGATTTCGGACGGGCCTACGTTTACAGTTCGCAGCAGCGCACGATATGCGCGAAGATGCTCAGAACGCATCATGATGCAGTCTGCGCCCAGATCTTTAACTGCGTCGACCAGTTCGTCGAACATGGAGAAAGTCATGGAGGCGCCGGAGATGTCGATCTTCTGATCGTCATGCATCAGCTTCGGAATACCGTCGAAGGCTTTGTTGTTAGTGGTGGAGTCGCCAACAATCAGATTGCGACGGAAGGCACGAGCCAGACCTTTGACTTTCTGACGAACCTGGATAGCCAGCTGGTTGTTGGTATCAGCCATAGTGGTAGCCAGGAATTTGTCGACGTCAACGTCGCCAGCCAGAATGCGCAGCTTCGCAACTTTCTCTTCGAAGGTTGCTGCACCTTCGGTGATGGTGTCGTTCACATCAATGAAAGTAGCTTCGCTCAGGGTTTTTTCGCGGTTATAAAGATATGCCTTCGAATTGATCTTCATGAAAGGCAGGACGGCAAACAGGTCGTCACGATCGATAATGGTCTCGATCACGCCCTGTTCAAGCTCGTTATTAGACAGCTTTTCAGCTTCTTCACGCAGTAATGGCATCTTTCATTTCCCTATGATTTAAGATGTTACTTGATTCCGATTTTCCCTAAACCGGCAGTCAACTTATCCATTGTCGACTTGTTCTTCGGCTGGGTTACTTTGTGGGTCGGTTTACTAATTGAACCAGCACCCTGCTTAGCTTCGCTGCGCAATAAAGCGTCAGCTTCCGGATCTGCACGTAAAATACGCTCAATCGCGGATTCGAACGGTAACGGCTTACCTTCGCCGTCAACCAGAACAGCACGCTCTTTCTGACCTGCCGGCTTGTCATAGCCAACGACGTTACCGTCTTCACCCACTTCGAAATGAGAGCCGTAGATAACGCGGGCCTTAGCCGGAGTCATCAGAACTTTTTCACGCAGGAAATTGGAGCCAGAAAAGGACGCGCCGACGGTCATTTCAACCAGCTGGGCTTTAAGTGCGGCGTTTTCGCTCTCCAGAGCGGAAAAACGTTCATCACGTTGAGCTATCTCAGCTTGGTGAGCTTCGATCATTTGCTTTTTCACAGCATCGAATTCACCGCGGCGTTCCAGTTCAGCTTGCTCCGCCTCACGGCGTGCGTTTTCTGCGGCTTGCTCCGCTTCAAGAAGCTGGCGTGCTCGTGCCGGATCGATATCACCGTACTGAGCCAGCTGATCGGCCATGGCACGCTCTTTTTCCTTGCGTTTCATGTTCTCTTTCAGCAGGTCAGCACCGGCTTTCTTGGATTTACGCAATTCAGCGAGCAACTCTTCCTGAGTCATCCCTCCGAATTCATCGTCTTCGATTTTCGGCTGATCTTTCTGCTCGCCGTTCTGCTTACCAGATTCCTGGGTGCCCTGCTCTTCTGCACCTGCGGGAGCTCCAGCACCTGCGCCACCACGTTCATGTGATTCGGCGACATCCATGAGGCCACGACGGGCCATTAGCATTTGCCACAGATTCATAAAAATTCCTTTTAATTACTTATCACTCGGTTGCTTGAGTTGATGAGTTCCCATTCCCTTGGGATAGATCTTGTCCGCTCTCTTGGACTGTACCACGATGATAAGTAAGTACTGACTTATTTTCAAGGGTGTTAAGAGCATTTTTTGGCGGAAAATTCAAGAGATCTTTCTCAAATTCTTTCTGCATCGCGGCCGAAATATTCGGGAAGATTTTCTCAATGAGCATTTCCATCTGATATCGACGCACAGAATCCGGTGCTTCCAGCAGCCCAAGTTTCTCGGCAACGGCAAATTCATCCGTCAGACCGCGGATATCAAAGCTCTCAGGATAGGCAATCAGCGAATGCTCCTCATCGAGATCGACCCCCATCCACTTCGCCACCAAAAACATCATCTGGCGTTCAGCCCGCTCAAGACGCTCGGCTTTAGTAATAAGCAGACTATTAACCCGCTGAAAGTCATATAACTTGGCGGCACCGGATGAATTATCGATCCCCTTAGCGTTATCCTGCTTTGTTCGCTCGCCAGCGACCCCAACGGAGTGGTAGATCTCATTAATCACGGTCTGGATAGTGGTGATGATCATCTGAGCTTGCTTAGGGTCTGGCGACAAATAAAAAGGCTGGTTGCCACTTTCCGAGTCATAGGTGAAGACGCGTTTTGTCCCCATTTCCATTACCTTTGCGTGATTCTCATCGCCTGGCAGGAGCGACTGAACAGGAATGGCCAGCTGGCTGAACGTCTGATCCTGAATAATGGCGTCAAGGTTCGACAGATAGTTGGCTACTGCACGGTCAAGGTAGGCGATATCATCAATAAGCGACGGGCTAAAATACGGCGATTCGCTCTCCCCTATGCAATCAACAGGAAACACAGGTACAACGCCAAGTTTGTGTTCGCCTTTATCTTCAAGCACAACTTTTGCGGTCCGACGACCGGCATTCCCGGCGCCTTTCTTAACCTCTTCCCGGAATAGAAACCACTCGTTACGTGTCCATAGACGATAACGCTGATATTCCTGGCCAGATGAGGTAAAAGGATCTTGATCATCGCGCGCCACTTCGACAATCAGCGCCCAGATCAAATTACCGTCATCGTCCCACGCCATATCCAACATCTGCTGCGGAGAAATCCAGTAGGCATAGGCGCGAACATCCTTCTTCTTCTCGTCAGCGACGGATTCTGCGTCACTATCCATCGTGCTATCGACCACCACCCAGACACGGCCATAGATGGAGGACTGGAGGTCAAGCGCGGACATAAAGCCATCGATGGAAACATTCTGTCGTGTCGCGCGTTTCCAGAATTTCTGAATTGGCTCAGGCGCTTCTTCTACATTTCGATGGATGTCCTCTTTGAAGAGATATTTATTAATCAGGTTCACCACTTCCCTGGTGTGATTGAAGCGGTAGGCGCGTTCCAGACGCTCCTTGAACTCCTGATCACCTTCTTTGAAGTATCGGAAAATGTTGTCATCGAACCAGGCACGCCCGCCAGCGTATGTGCTGGCGAGGAAATCCCAGTGCTCTTTTTTCTTTATGTATTCGGGGTGGCGTCTTGCCACAAGATCCTTAATTTGCTTATCAGTCAATTCCATTTGCTTCTCTTCCATGATAGGTAAGTACTTACTTATCTTGAACCACCAAGAATAACACGATTTTTTACGGGATACCTACGATGAACCGGGTAGCCCAAGGCATCCGCGCTGTGCTCAATCCCCCCGCTCTTATCCATATCGCGAGAGCCTGGTTTGTAGATAACTTTCTCTAGTGAATCGATGAGATGTTTGCACTTAGGGTCGATATACAAACGAGTTTCGCCAGAGGCGCTCATCAACATGCGGTTCACTGAGTTCACACGATCAGCAATCGGTGGGTGCTTTTTCGGATAATCAACACGCAGAAAGCCCTTCTCCTTGAAGATGTCGATGTCCGATTCCCCACGAGCGTGCTGACGATAGGCGCCGGCCGGGTCTGGAAAAATTGTGACCTGCGATTTCCACCGCCAGAAGCGGCGCTCCAGCTCATCGCACACTTCTGCCGTATTCGACGAAAACAAGACAAGCTCATCCACAGCCCACAGCTCCCCATTCGGTTGTGGCTGCAGGATGACCGACGACATTGGATCAATGTTGAAGTCCTGGCCTACCCACACCGGTAATTTAGGATTGAACTGCAGCGGCTTAACGTGAACGCTACGATCGAACGGGTAATACACGCGCCCTGACATGTTTTCGAAGCTGGCGAGGTACTCCTGAGCGAACGACTTAGGGTCCATATCGTTCTTGGCTGCCTCGATTTCTGCCGTCGGAACGAATGGTGAATCAGCGGTTACAAACTGCCAGCTTTTCCACTGACCTTTGCGCTGCAGCTCTTTGTTCTGCCCGATAGTCCATAGTTTATGGAATTCGGAGAACCCTTTCGGTGTACCGATGATCAGCGCGCCGCCGCGGGTGGATGACAATGTCGGACGGAGAACCTTGTACCAGGTGTCTGGCTTCATATCCTGGAATTCGTCGAGCACAACGAAATGCAGCGCAACACCACGAAGCGTATCCGGTTTATCCGCGCCTTTAAGCGCGATCTCCGAACCGTTTTTCAACACGATGGTCATCGTGGTGTCGTTCTTCTTCCGAATCCACTTACGCGGCAGAACCTCCTGCAGATCATCCCATAGAATCTGGCGCGCCATTTGGTAGGTCGGCGCGACGTACCAAACTCGTTGTTTTCTTTCCTTAGCGGCAGCGCGAATGATGGTTGAGATCGACAGCCTCGATTTACCCCAACGTCGTCCGGCGCACACCACTTTGAAACGATGTGGCGACTGGAAGACTTGCATCTGCCCGGAGTGCAGCTGTACGAGACTTAGAGACGACGGGATGGACATGGTTATGCATCTCCATCATCGTCTTCGCCCGATGCGTCAAAATCGCTCTCAGCTTCGCTCAGCGCTTCTTCTTCGAGTGATTCCAACAGATCGTCTTCAATCACTTCGGGCTCATCATCTTCCTTGCGCAGCTGGGCCACCTGTGAGGGGGTTAGCTCGCCAAAGACAAGGTTCGGAATATCCTCTTCACCGCCTTCTTCTTTCTCCATGCCCAATGCCTTGGAGGAAATTTCGAAGCATTTAGCCAGCGTGCCGCTGGCGCGCTGCAGGCTTTTAAGATCGTCCTCAATCGAGGCCAGTGGCTTACCTTCGCGCTTTGCTGTAGTGACCTCGACCATTACCATCTGGCCAAGGGCATACGCCCAGCCGTCATAGCGTGTCCGGCGGTCTTCTATCTTTTCGGCTCGGGCTTTAGCGCGCAGTTCTGCATCGGACTTGAGAGACTCGCGCACCATCTTTCCAACAGAATCGGCGCCTTTCTCTAATCCACGCTTTTTGAAGTGTCTGGAGAGCGTTTCACGACGGATGCCGTACTCTTCTTCCAGTTTTGAGAGCGTATACTCGCCCGAAGTCCATTTCGCTTCGGCTTCCGCCCATTCAGCCGGAGTCAGGCGAGTTTTGCTCTCGTCTTTTTCGACAGTCATAGATCCCTCTAAAACACACACAGAGCGCTTCCTTGCGCTCTTAAACAATTTGTTTTCTGGTTGTATTAATTAGGTCTGGGGAATCTGTTTGAGAGCCTGCTTCCGTATATATTTAATAAGTGACTTATTAGTTATATATACAGACGCAGGCTGTTAATCTGACTCCCAGACCAACTTACATCACCAGTAACTTGGCTCTGGCTCGACCTAATGTCGTCAGCCCCAGAGTTCGACGCTGGTAGCCAGAATCCTCTCGCGGCCGGCAGTCGTGCTTTTCGACCAAACCTTTCTTGATCAGCGCGCGCAGGGAGAATTGCATAGACTGCTTTGTCGTCCGGTAAGGCAGCACTTCCAGCAGCTCGTCCAGATCGAGCAAATGTCCACGTTCATGGCCTAAGTTGATGGTCTTAATGATGTCTTTCTGTTTATCAGTCAGTGTCATGGCAAATCCTTATGCCGGTAACGCAATATCCAGTGGTGCATTCAGCGGTTGTTTATCAAAAGCCAGCAGTGGCAGTGTGTCAGGCAACTGGCGACCAAAATCAGGGTTGCGATAAACCCCATAGAGCGGTGAAGTGAAGCTCAGATTGTGAATATCCTTGAGCAGTTTCACGATGCTGGCCTCATCCACCAGGCTATCCGCGATATCCTGAATGGTAGTGCCACGGTTGCGGCCTGCTTTTGCCAGAGAACTATTCTTGTGGTAGTCCGCCACCAGATCTCGCAGTGCGCGGCGCCGGCGTGAATCAGTCATCGCAAACAGCTCCTTCACAATCGCTTCGTTGTCGCCGGGGTCAGAACGAAAATGGCGCTGAAAGACGCGAAGCGCGCTTTCGTAGCTCTTCGGACGTTCAGGACGGATGAAGCAAAACCCTGCTTTCATGGCAAACGGGTTATATTTGCTCATCGACGACTGGATCTCGATGATTGGCCGGTCATGCATCCTGCTAACCAGATTAATCATGCGATACGATACCCCGACGCCACGATACTGGGTGTCCACTACAGAGCGGCTGATCACAGCGAAGTTGTTGTTTACGTAACGTCCCCAGTACTGATTTGCCACGGTGGTGTTGGTTGTGGGTTTCAGTTTTGGAAACATGCGATGCCGCGGCGCCAGCAGCAGTTTAGGGAAGGCCATAACTACAACGCCTACCAACCGACCATCTAGCTCACAACGATAGTAGGTAGGGGCGAACGGCTTCCCATCTGTCTTGTAGTGAAGCGACTTAAGCGCGTGCCAGTCTTCTACCGTCCCCCTGGTGACGGTCATGCGCTCAAGAAAGTCCAGATGGCGCGGGAACTCCTCCGGGCGATACCGTTTGATGATGATGTCTGTCATCGCATCACCACCTTACGATTGCAAAAACCGCCACGGCAGATAGTGGATGCTGGACGAGTCACTATTCCCTCGATCGCAGGCAGTCCACCAGCTTTCTTGTCGGCCATAAACTGTAGTCGGGAACGATTGAACTCTTCCGCGATATAACCCTGCAGGTAGGTCAATGCCTCCTGATCATGGAGCTGCACGCCGTGATATTCTGCGGTCATCAGCGCCACATGTAGTGCCTCATGCCAGTAGACTGTTTCATCGTAATTTTCTGGCAGGTAGACGCAATGAAGCATCGTGTCGGCCTGAATATAGCCCAGAGTTGTCACCATGCCGCCAACCCCATATACGAACTCGCTTTCATCGAGGCCATAGAGCTGTTTTATCGTCTCGACATAACGTCTTTCACCAAAGACGACACAGCAGCGATTGAAATATGGGGTAACGCGAAAACCATACGCGCCATGAGCACGAAGCCAATCTCGCCATTCGGCTTCTGTAGTCCAGCGGCGGCGCAGATCTGGGCCCTCATAAATCGGGAAAGTCTTTTTAATCTGCATAATCAACCTTCACTCGCTCCTTGTAGTGCTTGGTGATCTGCATATCCGGGCGCAGCGCGTTCTTCAGGTCTTCGTGGGTCGTCGCCACCATTACCGTCGCACCTACCTTTCGCGCGGCACGCTGGAGGTTCGAGGCCACAACCTGGGCGGTAACACGATCAAGAACTGCGCCAAATTCATCCGCAGCCCATACCTTCGCGCCCGACTCAATAAGCTTGGCGATCTTGAGACGGTATTTCTGTCCATCCGACATTTCAGAAGGTTTGCGCACAAAGAGATAGGCATCGTTCAAGCCGGCCATCGAAAGCAGCCCTAACGCTTCGCTGGTGGTTTTACCCAGCTGGTCGATGACATTGACGTCGTTGTCAAAGGTAAAGTCATCAATGGAGGCGACTGAAAGCCCTTCCTCTTTCATCTGGCGTTGTAGCTCACGTAGCACGACAGATTTTCCGGAACCTGACTGGCCAGTGATGTAAACCACATCACCCTGCTCAACTTCCAGCTCAAGATTGTCGTAAAGTGTCCAGTCTTTTTCATCCAGGCCAAGCCCAAACGATTCGGCGATCTCAAGCGTGCGAGTAGTCTTGTTGACACGGGTCTGGAACGATACGTTGACGGTATATGTGCTCATGCTTCGACTCCCCCGGAGGAAACTTTCTGCGCATAAGCAACGAACGCGTCTACCCCGCTCTCTCCCGTGATTTCTTCCATATGGGCGAGCAAATCCCCCACGACAATCGCAGAGCCAGCAGGGAGCGTTTTAAAGCCCAGAACATCGACCACTCGAACCTCTTCGGCGGCGACTTCGCGACTGATTTCGGTGTGCTCTTCTTTCTGGCGCTCGGTTTCCTCCCCAAGATCCATAACCAGTGCGCCAGTATCCATTTCTTCGGTCATGCTACCGACCAGCACGTTTAGCTCACGCTCGTCAAAGCCGAAGACTTCAACGTCACCAAGTACCAGAGACTCCAGCTCTTTCTGTAACTTGATGGCATCGTAATCAATGCTGGCCAGCCGGTTATCCTCCAGACGCTTCGCCTTCACTTCTTCATCGGACAGATCGTCGCGAACGATCACCGGCACACTTTTCAGCCCCGCTAAAAGCGCAGCTTCGCGGCGGCCGTGGCCAGTAATGATGACATCGTCCTTATCGACAGTGATCGGCTGGTCAAAACCACGCTTTTTTATGGCTGCGGCCAGGTCGCGGATCTGTTGCTCGTCATGCTTTTTGGCGTTCATTTCATAGGGAATGAGCTCTGCCGGGTCTCGGTAGACGATTTCGAACGTTTTGGTCATTAAATACACTCCTTGTAGTTATCGACCAGCCATACCAGAGCTTCACCAGCATTCTCCATGTCGTTGCCGGTGTTGATCGCCTGCTCTTTGATGATGGATTTAATGGTTTCGGTAACGCGATCAGAAGCGTCAAACGTCACTTTGAAGCGCATGGTCTGGTGTTCCGCACCGACACGCTCAGCTTTTTCGCGAGAGTCCTTCTCAATGGGCTCTTCGTCGCCACGCGACAACGCCTCAAGCATTTCCAGGTCAATTGCCGACTCACGAGCCAGTGTGGCCGCCAGTTCGTCGTCGTAAGGGGCAATTTCCGACAGCTGATAATCGAGTTCGGACTGAATTTCCTCGATCAGACGCTGTAATGCGACCTGATCGTCTTCGCCGTATCGCTCGTTATCGACCAGAGACATTTGTTTCGCTACCAGATCGCTTATTTTGCCCACCGATATAACAGGAACCGTGGAAATACCCTGTTCCATAGCGGCTCGCCAGCGATGTTCGCCACCGAGGATCTCAAATTGGCCACCGTCCAGCTCACGCGCGAGAATTGGCTTGAAAAAACCCAGTTTTTCGATGGAGCCTTTCAATTTTTCGAAGTTTTGAGCACCAACCGAGTTGGTGTTCCAGGGATTTGGCCGGAGTCTGGCAACTTCTACCTGCAGAATGGTAATTTTTACGTCCATACTTTTTGATACAATCCATTGCATAAGTACTTACTTACTATTCTAGCCAATTAACATATAAAAGGCACGAAGGAAAGATATTTATGACTGTTAGGATTGTTTCGAACGCGGTCAACGCTATGGTCTCCGGCGCTGATGACAACGTGAAGCGACTCGTCCAGGAAATGCTGAGTTACGAAGTCGAAGCTGGCGACTGGAAAGGCACCAGTACTATGTTCAACTGGAGCAAAAATGCCTTCCCCGCGGGTTTTGCTAAATCGGTAGCAGCAAATCTGGTGAAGGCTGGCATTAAATGCGTGCATATTCGCAAAGACAAGGTTCCGGCGCTTGGTAAACCAAACCCGGCAGTTAACCCCTTCCCCTATAATCCGGACTATGCGTATCAAGATCAGGCTGTAGAGACACTGGTTCGCGAAGGAATGATGATTGCGCAGATCGCCACAGGCGGGGGAAAGTCGAACGTAGCTTGCAAAGCCGCGGCGCGTATTGGACGCATGACGCTGTTTTTAACCACCCGCTCTGTTCTTATGTTTCAAATGGCAGATAACTTCCAGAAGTCGATCGACTATCGAGCTGAGAATGGAGAGCCGTGGCTTAAAGGTCAGAAGGTTGGCATCATTGGTTCTGGTGAGTTTCAGGTGTCTCGCCATATCAATGTCGCAACAGTGCAAACCCTGGCGAGTTTTCTTGAAGAGCCTCCACGCGATATGCCGGCGGAGAAAAAGGTTTATCATCTTAAGCGCCGGGAGCTGGTTAAGCGATTCCTCTCAAGCGTCTCACTGCTAATCCTCGAAGAAGCCCACGAATCCTCCGGTTCAAACTTTTATGACATCGCCAGGCTTTGCATTAACGCAGACTATCGCCTGGCGCTGACGGCAACCCCGTTTATGAAGGCTTCAACTGAGGCCAATATGCGTCTGATGGCGGTTGCAGGACGCATCGAGATAAAGGTCACTGAAAAATATCTGATCGAGCGAGGTATTTTGGCTAAACCTTACTTCGTATACCATAAAATCGCGTACACTCCGGATGAGGCTCGTATACGAGCGGAGCTCGCTTCCAAGCATCTGAACTTCAGAGTTGGTATGAGCACGCCGTATCAGAAAGCTTATCAGCTCGGTATCGTTTACAATATTGGACGTAACGAGGCCGTCGTTCGCGACGCGCTGATGTACCGTGATCATGGACTGAACTGTATGACCCTGGTGAGGATCAAACGCCACGGTCAGATACTGATGGAAATGATGAAAGAGAGCGGCTTACGGGTAGATTTTATTTACGGTGAATCCAACCAGAGTACCAGACAGGCTAAGCTTAACAGCCTGGCTGCAGGGAAAATTGATGTGCTGATCGGCTCTACGATACTGGATGTCGGTGTCGATGTGCCAAGTGTTGGCGCCGTAATTCTTGCCGGAGGAGGCAAGGCCGAAGTCGAAATGCGTCAACGTGTTGGTCGCGGCCTTCGTGCCAAGAAGAATCAGGCAAATGTGTGTTTTATTTCGGATTTTATCGATATAAGCAACAAACACCTGATGTCACACTCATACGAACGAAAACACATTATTGACACCACTCCCGGGTTTGCGGAAGGCGTGTTGCCTGTCGGGAGCAGTTTTGACTTTGGTGTATTACAAAGAGATTAATTATGACCGAAAATCGCTCAATTTCATGTCAGGTGAAGCTCACCGAAAAAGCCAACGAAAAGCTTGGTTCGTTCAAAAAGCGCCTGAAAGAGCGCAACATCAAAATGTCGAAGTCAGACATCATTAACCTTGTTCTGACCAAGATGAGCACAGCAGAATTTGAGAAGATCGCGACCTCGATGGCAGCGGCTGAGAACGCTAGACAGAAAGTGTTGCAGATCTACGAGAACTCCGGGATGACCAAGGAAGACTTGGAAGATATCCTCAAACGTCTCTAACGCGTACTTACGGAGGGCGTGGGTGAAACGCTCTCGCCCTCCTCTACCATTTATTTATAGGCTGTTTTCATGATGAACAGCTCTGCCGACACCGTCACCCCGATCCGATATTCGTCTTGCTTATCTTTTGACACCATGATTTCTCTTTCGGTGTTCATCTTGCCGCACATAATAGACATACCCTGCTGATCTACAGACAGAATATGCTCGCCATAAGGCAGGTTTAACTCAACCTTCTCAGATGTTTTGATATCAGCAACTGGCTCACCATCAACAGAAAGCCGGCTGGTACAAAGCGCGCCCTTACTGCCAGAGTCTCGTTTCACGATGATTTTTTGCGTATTCTCTGACGGCGTATTGTATTTGGTCGACAGTATTCTCGAAGCTGGGACTGGGTCGGCAGCACTCGTCCTGACCGCCTGGGTTGAACATCCAGCCACCAGTAAACTGGAGGTTATCAAAGCTATTAATGCGCACTTATTCATCATTCTTCACCATATAGAAACTTGCCTGCAAACTATAACAATTCTAAGTATTTGCAACAAGGTAACGCTTTTTCGCCTGTCAAAACTAAGGAAATAGAAGATAATGGTGACTCGTACCTTCTGGTAATTTTTATCGCATAACATGAGGCGTTTAAAATATGCCCAATACCATTACCGATATCACCTACGGGATACCTGCTGAGGTCTGGCCGCGCGATTACTCAAAAGTAGAGGCGTCGTTGATGTTCTGGCGCAAGGAGCAAATTCCCGTAAAGGTCACGATGGAAGATGGCCAGGTGTTCTGCATGTACGTTCAGGGGACGATGTCCTCCCGTAACAAGGTAGATCTATGCCCGGCGCCGTTCGACAAAGACAATCGTGTAAGGTTGCCACTTGAGCGAATCAGCACTATCGAGTCAGGTGTAAATGACGCTGTCACCCATGATTTCGTTGGTCGCGTAACCGTACATCCAGACTATGTTGATAACCGGCCATCCCGCCGTGATTTCTTTAAAATTTGCCGCCAGGCCCACGAGAACCAGAAATCAGTAAGGGTCTACATGGCGGACGGCCGCGAAATTGAAGGTGTGTCACTCGGCGTCGATGCTTGTCAGGTCACACTTGCCGTGGGGAACGGGCGAAAATTGATCGTCCTGTTTGATTGGGTTGAACGAATTCTGCCGTTTTAAGTTATGAAGCCGATTTTACTATCCTCAATTCTATTTATTATCGCGCCTGCTGTTACGGCAATGGACTATAAACCGGTTATCCAGTCTCTCATGAACGACGTTTGTTCATCGTCGGAGAATGTGTCGGTTTGTATGTACCAGTTTTCAGCTGCGGTTAAGGCCGGCAAATCTATTGGCGAGAGAGCCGAACTTTGTAAGGGTCTATCAAGTGACATGCGGGAGCTGCAGGACTGTGGCGAAAGCGAGTCATCGGCAGACTTTGTCGATACACTATTTGAAACCAATCGGAGAGCAGTCGTATCAACGCAATAATCTATAAGGGCAATAACCGGCTATGTCCGGTTATTATTTTATGGGTCATCTCCCGATAAATTAAATCACCAAAAGCATTGTCAGCGCCAAATATATAAGGGTAATACACCGAGTGTAGAATTTATTTAGGCAACACCTTCGAGAAAACGCGATTTATTTCTAAGGCTTTGATTTATTTGTGAAATAAATTTTTTATCACCCCTTTCGAAAAACGCTTGATTTTATTTTTTGCGTGTCGATAATTACTTACATCGAAAGCAAACATGCTGACGATAGACGAAAAACAAAATAATTTTTCAATATTACATAAGGATTAAAATCATGTCTAACGTAACCATTTCTAAAAAATCCATCATTGATGCTGCTGTAGTTATCACTGACGAATTACAATTAAAAGCAGATCAAGCTACACAGACTTACAACGAACATTATCAGAATGGCACGCACACCAAAGCAGATAAAGCTAACATGCTTGCAGCGTCTACTAAACTCGCATACTTCGTGAATAACGTTGTAAACGCAGTAAACGACGATAAGTTGTCTGGTGTCTTCTACTACGCGATTAAAGCAAGCAAGCAAACGCCAGAAGTGTTTTTCCGCGAAGCGATGACAAATAGCTACTCTCTCGAAAAGCTGGTTTATCTGGTTAAGTCTATCAAGTCTGGTAAATGTGTGTATTCAGTCGCTGATATGTCCGGATCTCGTGTATTCGCTTTAATCGATATGATTAACGATGAGATCGACACGTTCACAAATGGTGCTGTTTTCGATTTGATGAATGAAGCAAAACAAGCAAATGAAATTAAGTTAGATGCAGGATATACGCAAGCCAACCAGCTGATCAATCTGTGTGAACGTCTGGGACTGGTCGAGAAGATTAAAGGAATGGGCGCTGCCAAAAACGGATCGCAGCAATATCGCTTTATCAAAAATGATTTTTATAACTATCTGGCTGACGCTTTCAAAGCATAAGTAGACGGATTCAGCGCCCATAGTGGGCGCTAGTTTTAAGGATAAAAATCATGATTAGCTATGACCAGATCCGCGCGGAGTATCGCGCTAAATATCGCGCTTATAAACTTGAACTCATCGATGAATTAAGCGCCCAACGTGACGCGCTAAACTTTACGTTCTCTGATTTGCTTAACAGCAAGCGAGACTGTAAACGGAAAAGAGAATATTTGCGCTTGTCTGAAATGATCGGAAAGTTGCAAAACAGCATTTAGCCACCAGCGCCCACTATGGGCGCTTTTTTTCGTTTCAGGATCTCCACCATAACGCGCCAACAATGGCGCGTTTTCTTTTATCTCGCGTTCACTCATTCACACCAAAAATAAGCGCCATAAACGCGCCAATTTAACGTGTTTTTACGTGTGGTAGTACATACCCATTACACACAGTAAAAAACACGTTATAGCACGTTTAAAAGCGTTTTAGCGCATAGATTATTTGTCGTGTCGTGGGCGTGATCGTCTGGTGACGCGATCCGCGCTATCCTTCGGGGCGTGTCGGCAATATTGGCGCGATCCGTGGGCGCTCACGTATCATTAGCACGTTGGCGCAACGTGTACGCGCTAACAATGCAGCGCAGATCACAGCGCTGGACGTATGGCGCAAAAACAGCTTACGTCCACCAGCTGGCGACGATTCTGGCGTCTCCCTCTATACAAATTTTTCCCATGAGGCGATCCCCGCCGTTTCCCGAAAATTTTCTGGTCGTTTCCCGTCGGTTGCCCGGATGGCTTTCTGCCCGCTCCTGAATTTCCCTGCGGGAGCTGGTGGACGGAAAGAAAGGGGCGTTTCCAGCCCCCTCCCCTCTTACTTGCCAGCCAGTATGTGAATCCGATTGCTGGCGTGCATCTCTTTCACGAACTCCCCGCAAGTGACCTTCCACGAGTCGATACCGGCTTCGTAAATGACGTTTTTGCACTTAAGAGCATTGTCGGCGATCCGCACACTCTGCGCGGTTGCTTCCTGGTCTGTAAAGTCGAACCCGGACTCTGTTTTGATCCACACAGCAATCTGTGTTGCGAACTCGATGAGTTTTGACTGACAGAACCTCCCGCTTCGAACCGGGAAGATAAACACCCCGAATCCTGAGGTGGTGACATAAGCTTTTTCGAAGACACGCGTGAATCGACGGTTGCAAATGATGTCTTTGGCGATCTGCTGCTTCTCTTTCCCGGACAGCTGGATGGTCTCTTCTTCGCGCCAGGCGCCAAGGATGTTCTTTTCAATGTCGGAGTATGTGACAGAGATGGTGCCATGCGCGGGAGTGTTTACAGTGGCGATATAGTTCATTGTGATAATCCTTTAAACAACTTGTTTTCTCATTTGTTTAATTATCGCAGTGGGTGTGAGGCGTCCAAGCGTTCTGTTTCGGCAGCTGGTGGCCGTCGGGAAGTCGGTGGGTGCTTCGGTAGCCTGGCGGTAAGAGGTGGGTGTTTTTAGCCTGCGGGAAAGCAGGTGGTAGTTAAGAGCCACCAGCATCGGTGGCTCTTCTCTCTCAATGAAGTAATCCGATGTCGATGGTGTCGCCTGAATCTGTCACGCGGATCATCAGCATAGCGAAGGCATTCAGTGAATAGCCGGCGTGCCATTCCGGGAAGCGGTCATCGCGAATGAAATCGGCAATGTCATAAACGCTATCCTGATAATGGAAGAAGCGGGAGCTGGTTTGTTCGTCCGGTTCGACGTGATCCATTTCTTTCTGCTCGGCCGGCGACAGGTCAAGCCAGGATTCCAGCCATACGTTTTCTGCTTTCGGGGAGATGGTGAAATCAGTCATATTTACCACCAGGCGCAAAACGTCAGTCTGTTATTGTAGAAGTCGTGATTTTTAATCAGCTCATCCACAAGCTCTTTCAGCTCTTCCACGTCATTCCAGTACCCTTCATCGTACTCCTGACTACCGAAGAAAAACCCTTCCTGGGTAGGCAGATACTCTTCACAATTGCTTTCGTTTAGACGAATCAAATCAGCCTTGAGAGCACAAATATCATTCATCGTAACTTCTAAAAGTTCACAATTTACAACTTCACCTACGTTACGGTTCATCCACCCAACGAGAGCATTGAACTTACGGAAGTAGCCAACTTGCTTTCTGGATGCCTCGTTATTCAGATCGTTTTTTGGCTGCGTCTCAATATAGATATCAAGTCCCATGAACATTTCCTCAGCTTCGTTAATAACTTGTTTCCTTGTTGGTGTTATTATCGCAACGCAGGAGAGGCATAAAACAATTTGTTTACGGGTTGGGGAAAATGGCGCGGGTTACGCGCCATTGGCTGTTTTACTGGACGTTGTAGACGGACTCAGGCAGATACTCTTCCAGAGAGCCGCCAGACACAATGGTGATGCCGTATGAACCAACCCAGGTATTGTTGGCGCCCAGGTTTCCCTCGATCATATCCTGAACCTGTGCCATCAGACTTTCGAAAATGGTCTTCGGGTCTGTTCGATAATAGGCTTCAATGGCGGCCAGCAGATTGTCCGAACCATTTTTCACGGATTGCTCGCCGACGGCATAAACCTTCGAGCGATCACGCTTAAGAGTTGTGCGGGCCAGCTGGGTAGTCACATGCGGAACAGCCGATGCATCACGGAACTGAACGGTCAGCTGGGCCAGTTTATTGCCTTCTTCGTCAGTGCTGGATGCGTAGTAAAGGTCAAATACTAAATCTTCTTTGGTCAAACTCATTTTTACCTCCATGTAAATGCGTCGTAATACTATCGCCGTAGGTAAGTACTTACAATACAAAAAAGCCCCGAAGGATCGACGGGGCTGTCGTAAATTCGACTAATCTGTGTTGCACATGACTATGCAATGGCGAGGGTTGTTGCGCGTTGAATTTCCTGCTGGGCGACCTTGTTAACTTCCAGTAAAGCCAACTCCAGATCTGACTCAGGCCAGATAACTTGTTTAGCTACCCATCCTTTCCCACTATGGCGCCGGACGTCCATTACAATGCGCTTGCGAGAAGTTTCGCCGAAGACGACAACGGTCTCTTTGAAAAGTCGGATGGCTGTGCCGTTGGCCACTATGTCCAGTAAAGTGATCGAACCAAGTACTGCAGGTTTGTCTTTGCGAGGCTGGAGTTTATCCAGTTTCAAAATCATCTCGGTATTCATTACACACTCCGTAAACAACTTGTTTTCTTGTTGGTGTAAATAATACCATTGTGAAAACGGCCACCAAGCGAAGCGTTCAGGCATTCAGCTGGCCGCAGGCCACAATCACTCAAAAGCCACCTGCTGGTGGCCGTCGTTAATCTTCGTCAGGGAACTCCTCTTTCACTGCGGCCACCAGCTCCCGCTTCTCTTCATCAGTCAGCAGGTGCCAAACATCCTTCCCTTTGGGTGACTCTCCCTTAGCTGGTACAAACGACCATAATTTACGGGTCAGTGCTGGCCCTACGCCATCAAGACATTCGGCCAGCGAGTCCACGCTCCATACTTCCACAATCACAGGCATATTCATTGTCTTCCTCCTTTATCTGGACTCTGACGTGGTGCAGTTCCACGCGACGGACATTGCGTTGTCCTCGATATGAAAATCAAACGTGCCCTCGCCATACCCTTCGCCAATCAGCGTACCAATGCGCCCAGCGACATCCGCAGAGCGGATAACGTCATCCAGAGAGATCTGGAGTTCGTCAGTAAATGTCTCTTCTCCGCAAAGGGTGATGCTGATGTTCAAATGCTTGTACATGTTTTTCTCCTTTGTCTAAACACGTTGTTTTCTTGTTGGTGTTATTATCGCAATAAGACATAGGCGAAAAAGCATTTTGTATCGGGAAGCGCTGGAAAAGCAGTGAGTATCCGGGAGCGTATCGGGAGCGCTTTTTACATTATTCTTCTCAACGCGCACCGCAGGGCTGGTGGGCAGTATTTTCCTCTTCCCGAAAACCTACTGAAACAGCTTGTGACCCTCGAACGCTCTGGCAGAATACGAATCAGCAGCTGCGCGCAGCGGGAAGAAAGCCACCTGCGCACCAAGGGGTGTACCGCCAGAGAATCAGCCGTCCCCGCGGCATTTTGTCTCTATACCGGCACACACCCTTTCCATGACGGGAACCAAGCCGTTTCCCGAAAAACCTCCAGCCGTTTCCACTCAGGCAGCCAGCCTTTCCCCTGCGGGGACGCTCCCGATAGATTTTCGCGGTGGCCCTTTCACCCATTCGACCGCAGGGATGTTACGGGGGATAAAATCAGGACTTGAATAAATACGGGAAATGGAGCGATCCCCCTCCATCCCCTCCCTCTTATATCTGTGCTCTTTCCTGACTCGAATAACCTCTCTTATGGGGGACTCGTATCTCTCTTATTAGCGCTCTATACGGTGACCATTCGTATGGGAGAAAAGGCAACTTTCTTCTCTCTGCCGGTAAGTGGTTTTGCAGATGTTGTAGAGGTGGTGGTCTTGTGGTTTTACTCTGGTCTGTATTCTTCGTTTTGGGGATAGTTCTTCTCTGTGTATGGAGTAATGGCGTGTGCGCTTTTTCTTTCGTTCATCTTGAGAGGAGGAAGTGTGGGTGTTGTGGTTTCTGGTCTGTTGTCGTTCTCCGCATGTGAAGTAATGGCGTTCCCTGCTTGTCAGGAATTTGCGTTATCTTTCGAGGTAAGGGTGGGTAAACGAGATGGCACCGGGGACTGTTCTGGCCTGGTCTTGTCTGGAGTTTCTTCCCGGGTATTCTCTTCCGTGTATTGGGGAATGGCCTTCAGAGAAATTACCTTTGTCTCGTCGCTTTTTGGTGGTGGTCGAGATTTGCTTCATGGGGTCGGTAGCCTGGGGCAATGAGGTTGGTCTTTTCGGTAGCCTGGCAGGAAGAGGTGGGTATTGCCTGGGTGTGGGGTAATGGCAGTTCCTTTTCTTCGTTACCTTGTTTTGTTGTTTTCTTATTGCCTAAAACAATTTGTTTATATACTCATTAAACGCAACGAGAGCCATTCTGAGCGTGTCTGTTTTGTGGTGGCATCAGGAGTTGTTTTTGGCGTTTTCGTCGCAGGGTGTTGGTCTCTGGTGCGCTGCTTAACGGATATAAGAAGTGACATGGCAAAACGTCAACTTTTTGGACCAAATCAGGGTAAAGCGTTGACTTTTCATTGATGTATTATTTATTTGTTTTCTTGTGGGTGTTATGTGCGTAAAAGCCTTGCCGCGCCTGGAGTGTATGAAGTTGGAGAGTAGGGAAGAGGGCGATCAACGAGTTCTTATAGAAATCCTCAATTAGTGACCACCAATGTCAACGCGTTAATTAGTCTGTCGCCTGGGAGTCTGTACGCGTAGCCACGCTTCATTCCCCCCCCAAATCATGCGTCACAAAGCTGCCAGCGTAACGTTTGGTAATGACCTGGCAGACATAACAGATGGCGAGAAGATAAAGCATGGACTTCTTGTTAACTTTGGTAAAAACATAGCAAGACAGGTTTCATCACTTTGTGCGTCCGCAATGCGAGTCTACCCGAACGAAAAACACAAACCGAGCAGTCAGCTTTTCCACTGCATAAATTATGCTTGTGCAAATACTGTACTCGTTACACCCTTTAGATTAAAATCAGCCAGCTAATATAACACATGAGGTTTATGATGGCTGGCCAGTATGAAAAAGCAATAACGATAAAACAAGCGATAGATTCGATTAATTTACGCCACTATCTTCTGCCTGCAATTCAGCGAAAGTTTGTCTGGAGCAGCAGGCAGATATGTCTGCTATTTGATTCCATCATGCGAGACTACCCGATAAACTCTTTCATGATGTGGGATATCCGTAGTATCAGTATTAAAAACGATTACAAATTTTATGAGTTCCTGAAAGAATACTGTCAGCGATTTAATGAAGAAAACCCATGTGTACCAACAAATGCGGGATTTCATGATTTTAAGGCGGTGATTGATGGTCAGCAGCGTCTCACATCTTTATATATTGGACTGTGTGGAACGTATGCGTATAAACAGCCCCGGGTGTGGTGGCCTTCGGCACAGGATGATCGCATCCTGCCGCCCAGAAAGCTTTACGTCGATTTAACAGCGCCACTTGACTCAGACGATGAGCCCATGATGAAGTACAACTTCAGGTTCCTCACCGACAAGCAATATACTGATTCACTTACCGATAACAAACATCACTGGTTCTGCCTTCACGAAATATTCAAATACGAGCAAATTGATTCTCCGGATGATATCTTATTTAAAGTTGTCGTACCAGAACTCGAAAAAAGAGGACTCATTTCCAGTGAATTCTCCAGAAAAACCCTGCTTAAACTTTATACCAAGATAAGAACTGAGAATCTTATCCACTACTTCAATGAGAGCAGCCAGGACATTGATCATGTGTTGGATGTTTTCATCCGCACGAATAGCGGGGGGACAAAACTTGAGTTCTCCGACTTACTGATGTCAATAGCTGTAGCACACTGGCAGGGTGATTTCAGAAGAGAACTGGATGAACTAACAAAAAACATTCATCAGAATAATGAAATGGGGTTTTATATTGAAAGAGACTGGTTCTTAAAAACCAGCCTGATGCTTATTGACTCTGACGTCCGGTTCAAAGTAAAAAATTTCACTTCAGAAGAGGTCGGTAAGATACAACAACAATGGTCTGAAATAAAATCCTGTATCAAGGAGACTTTTGTTCTTATCAGGCGATTCGGCATCAATCCACAGTCACTGATATCTAAAAATGCAGTCATTCCTGTGGTCTACTGGCTTTACAAAAAGCAAACCAATGGACACCCATTATATACAACGATTAATCTCCTGAATAAAAACCACAATGAACGCTCAGTAATTAGCCAGTGGTTTTACATGGTACTTCTGAAAGGGATCTTTGGAAGCCAGGCAGATGCGCTACTCACGAGCATCAGAGACGTAATGAAGAATAGTCTTTCAGATGTTCATTTTCCTCTTGAGAGGATTATTAATAGGTACAAAGGCTCGAATAAGGACCTCAGATTTGACGACGAATACATCGAAAGCCTTCTCAATATCAGATATGGCGAAGGTCGCTGCCGCGCACTATTGCATCTTCTGTTCCCTGAAATGAATCCGACCGAGGTGTTTCATATTGATCACCTTCATCCAAGAAATCATTTTTCAAATAAATATCTTGAAAAATTAGATTATATTGCGAATTCACCGGAGAAACTCAGCTTTTACGAAAATCCGGAACACTGGGACACCATACCTAATCTTCATTTACTGAATCACTCTCAGAATATAAGTAAACAGGATACATCCCTGAAACAATGGCTATCTCACTCATCAAACAACTATACTCCATCAATGCTGTTAGTTTCAGATGAAAATATTGAGTTCAGTCGCTTCCAGGAATTCTACAATGAGCGAAGAAACGCCCTAAAGCAAAGACTACTGAATCGGGTATTTCTTACAACAAAAATAGATTCATCACCATCCACAATAGATACGGATGAAGAAATTCTCACCGACTGAACGTTCAGCCCCGATAGTATCGGGGCTTCAGTATTTATCGTCAGCGCAACGTTTCTACTGGCCTGACTGAAAGAACGTTGGCTACACAACCGGGCAAACGAACTCTCAGTGCAACGCATGACATACAAAACCTGTCATCAATATGAAATTGCGATAAAATCGGGCCAATAACAGTACTTAAGAATCATACAACAGGATACAAGATGACAAGCCTTCAGCAGCGTGCAGAGCTACACCGTCAAATCTGGGCCATAGCCAATGATGTCAGGGGCTCAGTGGATGGATGGGATTTTAAACAGTATGTACTCGGTGCACTTTTCTATCGCTTCATCAGTGAGAATTTTTCCAGCTACATGGAAGCAGGGGATGAGAGCATACATTATGCTGCACTTGATGACAGCATCATTACCGATGACATCAAAGACGATGCCATCAGGACTAAAGGCTATTTCATCTACCCGAGCCAGCTGTTCTGCAACGTTGCCGCTAAAGCTAACACCAACGACAGGCTGAATGCTGATTTAAACAGTATCTTCGTTGCTATTGAAAGCTCTGCCTACGGCTATCCGTCCGAGGCCGACATCAAAGGCCTGTTCGCCGATTTCGATACGACCAGCAACCGACTGGGGAACACCGTAAAAGATAAAAACAGCCGTCTTGCCGCCGTTCTGAAAGGCGTGGAGGGGCTGAAGCTGGGGAATTTTAACGAGCACCAGATTGATCTGTTTGGTGATGCCTACGAGTTCCTGATTTCTAACTATGCGGCGAATGCCGGTAAGTCTGGCGGAGAGTTCTTCACACCTCAGCATATCTCTAAGCTGATTGCTCAGCTTGCGATGCACGGTCAGACTCACGTCAACAAAATCTATGACCCTGCTGCAGGCTCGGGCTCTCTGCTGCTGCAGGCTAAGAAACATTTTGATAACCACATAATTGAGGAAGGTTTTTTCGGTCAGGAGATTAACCATACGACGTTCAACCTGGCGCGTATGAACATGTTTCTGCACAACATCAACTACGACAAATTCGATATCAGGTTGGGCAATACCCTGACTGAACCACACTTTGGCGACGAAAAGCCGTTTGATGCGATTGTTTCGAACCCGCCATATTCGGTGAAATGGATTGGCAGTGACGATCCGACGCTGATTAACGATGAGCGTTTTGCTCCGGCAGGTGTGCTGGCACCAAAATCAAAAGCTGACTTCGCCTTTGTACTACATGCACTGAATTATCTTTCGGCCAAAGGTCGTGCTGCGATTGTCTGCTTCCCGGGTATTTTTTACCGTGGCGGCGCGGAGCAGAAAATCCGTCAGTATCTGGTTGACAATAACTATGTCGAAACCGTGATTTCACTGGCTCCGAACCTGTTCTTTGGCACCACCATTGCCGTAAACATTCTGGTTCTGTCTAAACATAAAACGGATACCAGCGTGCAATTTATTGATGCCAGTGGGCTGTTTAAGAAAGAAACCAATAACAACATTCTCACCGATGCCCATATCGCTCAGATCATGCAGGTCTTTGACACCAAAGCAGATACTGACCATCTGGCGATATCTGTGCCGTTTGAGACCGTGGCCGCCAATGGTTATAACTTGTCAGTTAGCAGCTATGTGGAAGCCAAAGATACCCGCGAAATTGTAGATATCACTGAACTGAATGCCGAACTGAAAACCACCGTCAGCAAAATCGACCAGTTACGCCAGGACATTGATGCGATTGTGGCTGAAATTGAAGGCTGCGAGGTGCAAAAATGAGCGAGTTGAGTTATCTGGAAAAATTGCTGGATGGAGTTGAGGTTAAGTGGTTGCCATTGGGTCATATTGCAGCTATAAAAACTGGACAATCTGTAAATAAAAATATGATTTCAAAAAATCCTGGTGTCTATCCTGTTATTAATAGTGGACGGGAACCATTAGGTTTTATTAATACATGGAATACTGACAATGACCCAATTGGTATTACTACCAGGGGAGCTGGTGTCGGCTCTGTAATTTGGCAGGAGGGGAAATATTTTAGGGGGAACTTAAACTATTCAATAACTATAGATAAAAAAAGTCACATAAATATAAGATATATGTATCATGCCTTGCTTCACATGAAGAATGATATCCATGAGTTATGTACATTTGATGGTATTCCTGCTCTAAATGCCGGTAGTTTAAAAAAACTACTCATCCCAATCCCCTGCCCGGACAATCCGGAAAAATCCCTTGCCATCCAGTCTGAAATCGTTCGGATTCTGGATAAATTTACTGCACTTACCGCTGAGCTTACCGCTGAGCTTACCGCTGAGCTTACCGCGCGTAAAAAACAGTACAACTACTATCGCGACCAGTTGCTGAGTTTTGATGAGGGTGAGGTTGAGTGGAAGACATTGGGGGCGATAGGTAAATTTACTTATGGATATGCTGCCAAAGCGCAGATTTCTGGTGATGCTCGCTTCGTTAGAATTACAGATATAAATACAAATGGGAAACTATCTCCTTTTGAACCGATGTTCGTTGACATATCAGCTGAAAATGAAAAGTACACATTAAAAAAGAATGATTTACTTATGGCCAGGACTGGCGCTACGTTTGGCAAGACAATGATTTTCGAGGAAGATTATCCAGCAATCTATGCTGGCTTCTTAATCAAGTTAAGCCTGGATAGAGACATCATTGACCCCAAATACTATTGGCATTTTGCTCAAAGTGATTATTTTTGGGAGCAAGCTAATAAGTTAGTTTCAGGTGGCGGGCAACCTCAGTTCAATGCAAATGCACTTAAACAAATCAAAGTACCTATTCCTTACCCAAATGAAGCGGGAAAATCCCTTTCGGAGCAGGCACGCATTGTTTCTGTCCTGGATAAGTTTGATATTTTAGCCAGTTCAATCACCGAAGGCCTGCCCCGCGAAATCGAGCTGCGCCAGAAACAGTACGAATACTATCGTGATTTGCTGTTCAGCTTCCCGAAGCCTGAAATTGCCAGTTACTGATTTGACTTTATACTCGCCGGAAGAGGCCCTGAGCCCTCTTCCGGCCTTTGCCTGATGGCAGATTAAGGATACGCCATGACTCACCAGACCCACACCATTGCTGAATCCAATAACTTTATCGTCCTTGATAAATACACCAAAGCCCAGTCGACAGGCGACAGCTATCAAAGCGAGTCTGATCTGGAGCGAGAGCTGATCCAAGACCTGCAAAATCAGGGCTATGAGTTTCTTGCTGTAAAATCACAGACCGCAATGCTGGCTAACATCCGGGCGCAGCTCCAGAGCGTCAATGGTGTGGCGTTTAACGAAAGTGAATGGCGTCGCTTTACAGAACAGTATCTGGACAGCCCAAGTGACAGCAACCTTGATAAGACCCGCAAGATCCATATCGACTATATCTGCGACTTCACCTTTGACGACGGGCGTCTGGAGAATATTTATCTTATTGATAAAAAGAATCTCATGCGCAACAAGGTGCAGGTCATTCAACAGTTTGAACAGACCGGCTCACACGCCAACCGTTATGACGTCACCCTTCTGGTCAATGGCCTGCCATTGGTGCAAATTGAGCTGAAAAAACGCGGTGTGGCGATTCGTGAAGCCTTTAACCAGATACACCGCTACAGCAAGGAGAGCTTTAACAGCGACAACTCCCTGTTTAAATACCTGCAACTCTTCGTGATTTCCAACGGGACTGATACCCGGTACTTTGCCAGTACCACTAAACGAGATAAAAACAGCTTTGATTTCACCATGAACTGGGCGAAATCGGACAACACTCTGATTAAGGACCTGAAGGACTTTACCGCCACTTTCTTCCAGAAGCATACCCTACTGAATGTTCTGTTTAATTACAGCGTGTTTGACAGCAGCCAGACTCTGCTCGTCATGCGTCCCTATCAGATTGCCGCCACTGAGCGAATCCTCTGGAAAATTAACAGCTCATTTAAAGCGAAGAACTGGTCAAAACCCGAAAGCTGCGGGTTTATCTGGCATACCACAGGGTCAGGAAAAACCCTGACCAGCTTTAAGGCCGCACGTCTGGCTACGGAACTGGACTTTATTGATAAAGTCTTCTTCGTGGTCGACAGGAAAGACCTCGATTACCAGACCATGAAGGAGTACCAGCGCTTCTCTCCGGACAGTGTCAATGGTTCGGATAATACAGCAGGCCTCAGAAGAAACCTGGATAAGGACGATAACAAAATCATCGTCACAACCATTCAGAAACTCAATAACCTGATGAAAGCCGAAGCTGACCTGCCCGTCTATCAGCAGCAGGTGGTGTTTATCTTTGATGAGTGTCACCGCAGCCAGTTTGGTGAGGCCCAGAAAAACCTCAAAAAGAAATTCAGACGCTTTTATCAGTTTGGTTTTACTGGTACACCTATTTTCCCGGAAAATGCACTGGGGGCAGAAACCACCGCCAGCGTCTTCGGGCGTGAATTACATTCTTACGTCATTACCGATGCCATTCGTGATGAAAAGGTGCTGAAGTTTAAGGTGGACTATAACGATGTCCGCCCGCAGTTTAAGGCGCTGGAAACCGAAACCGACGAGAAAAAACTCAGTGCCGCGGAAAATCAGCAGGCTTTTCTTCACCCGCTGCGCATCCAGGAAATCACACAGTACATACTGAACAACTTCCGCCAGAAAACACATCGCACTTTCCCGGGAGCCAAGGGCTTTAACGCCATGTTAGCAGTTAGCAGTGTGGAAGCGGCAAAAGCTTATTACTCGACGTTTAAAGTACTACAGGAAGAAGCAGCAAAAAAATCAGGCAGCTATAAACGCCTTCGGGTTGCAACCATCTTCTCCTTTGCTGCAAATGAAGAGCAAAGCGCCATTGGTGATATTACTGACGAAAGCTTTGATACCAGCGCGATGAACAGCAGCGCAAAGGAATTCCTGGATTCAGCCATTGATGACTATAACAACCACTTTAAAACCAATTTCAGTACCGACAGTAACGGCTTCCAGAACTACTACCGCGATTTAGCTCAACGAGTGAAAAATCAGGATATTGACCTTCTCATCGTGGTGGGAATGTTCTTAACCGGCTTTGATGCCCCGACGCTTAACACTCTGTTCGTTGACAAAAACCTGCGTTATCACGGCCTGATGCAGGCATTTTCCCGCACCAACCGTATCTATGATGCAACCAAAACCTTCGGCAATATCGTGACTTTCAGGGACCTGGAGCGTCCCACCATTGATGCCATTACACTTTTTGGCGACAAAAACACCAAGAATGTGGTACTGGAAAAAAGCTACGAAGAGTACATGCAGGGCTTTAGCGATGCGGCAACCGGCGAAGCTAAACGAGGTTTTATGTCTATTGTTTCGGAGCTGGAGCAGCGCTTCCCTGACCCTGCCAGTATCGACAGTGAAAAAGAGAAAAAAGCCTTCGTCAAACTGTTTGGTGAATATCTGCGGGCAGAAAACATCCTGCAAAACTACGATGAATTTGCCACGCTGAAAGCCCTGCAGAAGGTTGATATTAGTGACCCGGAAGCGGTAGAAACCTTTAAAGCAGAGCACTACGTGGATGATGAAAAATTTGCTGAATTACAAACCATTCGCCTCCCTGCCGAACGTAAAGTTCAGGACTACCGCTCAGCTTACAATGATATCCGGGACTGGCAGCGACGTGAAAAAGCAGCAAACGACAGGGATACATCAACCACGGACTGGGATGACGTGGTGTTTGAAATTGACCTGCTCAAGTCGCAAGAGATTAACCTGGACTACATTCTGGGCCTGATTTTTGACCACAACCGTCAGAAAAAGGGTAAAGAAGCCCTGACTGAAGAGGTCCGACGCTTAATCCGCTCAAGTCTGGGCAACCGTGCCAAAGAAGGTCTGATTGTTGACTTTATTCAGCAAACTAACCTTGATGACATGCCGGATAAGGCCAGTATCATTGATGCATTCTTTACCTATGCTCAGCGTGAACAGCAACGGGAAGCGGAAGCGTTGATTAAGGAAGAAAACCTCAATGAAGAGGCGGCAAGGCGCTATATCCGTACATCACTCAAACGGGAATATGCTACCGAAAATGGGACGGAGTTAAATGAGACGCTACCAAAACTCAGTCCACTGAATCCTCAGTACAAAACGAAAAAGCAGACCGTATTCCAAAAAATTGGGGCGTTTATCGAAAAATTTAAAGGGGTTGGAGGAAGGATTTAAATTACATTAGGTTATTAAGCAGTTTTTTCTTAAAAGAGCTTAGGGATATGATCCTATATCCCTACCAAATAATTTCCACTTCCAATGTACGTAGTACAAATCTTAAACACTTATTCCAGTGACGTTCGTCGCCATAAGTGAAGTCGTGAACCTGGTGCATGAACGCGATCTCTTTCTCGCACTCGGCCACGATGTCATGGATGACGTTCATCTCTTTGCTATGGTCGATACCAGTGTTCGAAGCAAGAGACTCAAGGACAGAAAGCGCTGTACTCATAATCCCACCATATAAACAATTTGTTTTATTATTGGTTTTATTATCTCAGATAAGAAAAGGCGTTAAAGATCTATACAGAGGGCTACGGAGGAGGGGAAGGGGGCTTTCGCCCCCTTGCTATTTCAGGTTCAGTGGCTGACTTGCTGCATCTTGTGCGGCTGGTCATTTAGATCGTGGCGGTGGGCAAGTTCTCGCATCATGTCTTCGATACGGCTCTTCGCTTCATCCATATTATCCGCCATCACACCAAGCAGCTGGCGAATAGCAGCGGGATGTTCATCGCCGGTTAGCTCTGGCATTTTGAAACCATTATGGGTTGCCATTAGTTTAAAGGCGGTAATTAACATGCCTAAAGAAGACTTAAGGCTGGCGATCTCCCGCTCTTTGCTTTCAATGCCGATATTGTCTCCGGAGAGATCTGGCGCCGGCGCGCATTTTGGTTCGCTCATCATGTCCAGAGTTGCCTGCAGTTTATTGGCACGTTCATGCTCTTCCACATACGCCCCGCCAAAGTGCCGAGCAAGCATCAGGATTTTCATTGGTTCGTCAAATAAGTCCATGACCTGGACGATGGCCATGATGCGTTCCAGCGGATGAGCGTCACCATGACCAGTTATAGAATCAAGCATCCCTACGAGTTTTTTAGCCCCGACTTCATTAATGATCTTCTTTACTTCAGCGTTAGCGGCGGTGCATTTATCACACATGTGTTTTTCCTTAATTGTTAAAATAATTTGTTTTCTTGGTTGCTTTATTCTGACAATTCAGAAGAGGGGGGCAAACGCGTCATAACGGTTAAACCAGAAGAATCGAGGGCCAGGTGGCCCTCGGCGATCACTTCGATTTTTTAAGTAGAGGTTGGGCAAAGTAGATAGCCAATCCAACCAACACGCCATCTGCCGCGATAGACATCAGTTTGCCAGTGAAGTCCACCAGCACGACCAGCACGAGAAGAATGGCGACGACGGCCAGCCTTAATTTCTCTGCCATTAGATGTACGCATCCAGAGATAACTGCAGCGCCTGAGCAATTTTCTTCAGCACAACCTCTTCTTCTTCGCCGATGCCATCCTGATCGGCAATATCCAGGCAGAGACACAACACATCAACGGCTTCTGGAGTGCCGGCAACATCAGCCAGCTCCCGAAGAGCCTGTGCGTTGGCGGAACGAGGAGAAGCTTCATAGCGAGCACGAATATTGCTGCTCATCTGGGCGATCTCACCCGCGAACGGTGAGAAAGCTGGCAATGCGGAGATGGTCTTCTCCAGAATAGCGATTTCTTTTGCATCACAGTTGCCGTCTGCATAAGCGATCATGTATGCGCCCCAGACAGTAGCTTCGACCGCATCGCGGTTCTCCATTTTTTTAACTTCAATAACCGCTTTACGAGTTTTCTTTTTGAAGAAACCTAACATGTGTTTTTCCCTATATGTTATGTGCTTAAACAAATTGTTTTCGTATACAAATAAACATTAAGGCAGCAAAGAGAGCCTCCAAGGCTTCAACCCCTACGCCCATTAACAGAACCCGAGAACAGAGCCGATCGGTGGGACAAAAATCCCCACAACACGAGCGATCGTCATACCTGAGTAAAAAAATAAATCACCGTGTAGTGCCAGCTTAACGATGTTTGAGATCCAGCCACCCACCGCCAAAAGCAGAATGGCTATCCAAATGAATGACCAGTTTTTGAGTAAGAAGATCACGCCATCACCTCAGTCGCAGCAGGAGGAAGATCCGGAGTCGCAGGACGAACTTGAGGAATCGAATCCAACCGCATCCCATCCAGAGTGGCAGACCGGGGCATGGTGGTGATGCTGGTTGTGCTTTCCGTGACTGGTGCCGGCGTCTGCTGCGAAACCGTTTTGCATGAGTCCGGCATCAGCAACGCCTGAGTCGACGGTATTGCTACGGCTGCCAGACAAATCGTGATCAGCCCGTAGGCCATTGGAAGTAGTCTTTTTCGTTGAAATTGATCCATCTGAGCTCTCCATGCGCGTTTGATTGGCTCGCACGCCCCAGGTGTCTCGCAGGATTTTTGCGGTTCGGGTCTTCATCACTTCCCCCATTGCCACACGAGCCCCCAGGTTAGAGATGGCCACCGCATGGTCATCCAGACGATGCTCCATTTGACCTACTTTCTCTTCCAGTTCGGACAGGCGTGCAGACACACGGCCGGAGAATAACTCCGCCAGGATGAGTCGTAGCGAACGGGGGTGTTTCTTAAGAGAAGAGGAAGGCGTTTGATGTGCCATTTGAAATCCTTTCAATGTCAGAAAGAGTTGCGGCTGGAATGTCCAGCCGCCGTTTTTTGCGTTCCATCCTTGGAACCGTGCCTAACCAGCACGTTGTCATCCTGACGATGGGTAAGATACATGATACAAAATGATAGGTAAATACTTACTTATCATTTTATATCAAAAAACCAGCATCTTTTTTGTGTGGAGTATCCGCTGCCGCATATGCTGCGATCTTGGCCAGCCTGTCGCATATTTCGTTTTCTCGATGCCCGGCGTGACCCTTTACCCAGTTCCACCGGACATTGTGGCGACTGGCGGCTAAATCTAGTCGCTTCCAGAGGTCGACATTCTTTACAGGCTTCTTGTCAGCAGTAATCCAACCAGTTTGTCTACACCCCTTCATCCAGAGGGTCATGCCATTTTTGAGATACTGGCTATCTGAGTGAAGGATCACGTTGCAGGAGAATTTTAGGCATTCCAAACACTATCAAAATTAACTAAGACCAATTTAGTTAATCAACAAAAAAAGACTAAGGAATTATTCCTAATTCCTTATATAAAAAATCTGGACACGGTCTCATAAATAGATATTTACAATTCCTTTTCGATCAAGAAAAATAATATTTCCTGATAATAAATTAAATAACATCTGTCATTTATTTAAAGTAATAGGATCAAGCATGTGGATAGTTTTGAATGAATTGTTTAAAATTTGATAATGGGGCAATCTCAGTTCGAGAGATAATTGATTTTGAGTTGATAACAACTGAGATTGAATTTCTAAATTTTTGAAAGTCTCGATATCATTTTTAAAAATTAAAAAATCCTTTTCAGTTATCACATGAGGGCTAAGCGCACCTGTTTTAACTAAAACCTCTAATTTAGAACGTAGAACATTATTTGAGTCAATGTTTTTATTGAAATAATTTTGAGCAAAACCCTCTTCACCGAGACGAATATGCGTTTGTCCTAACACAAATGACGCCTTATTTTTAAGGTCTGCAATCAACATTATGAACTGGATACAATCAATTATCTTTTTATTACTAAAGCCAGTAAGAATATCCACTAATAATTCGTTAAGAGTGTAAAAATTTTTTCTAAGTGGCATTATATGCAATCGGATAATGTGAGATTCTCTTTGAGTTTCATTAGCATATATTGCTTCTTCAATTGAAGATAATGTCGAGCTTTTTATTTCGCTAAATTTCATTAGTTTATCAAATATTATATTATCCTGAATATCTGATAATTTAGCATTCAAAATATCAAGTTTATCACTGATCTCTTCAAGCTTCTTTCCAATTATTTCATTTGTGTTACGCGCACTTATTATATTAACAGCAGCTAACATAGCTGTTTGATTAGATAATTGATGCATTATTTCTTGATAGTTCTGGTCAGTTGTAGAATTAGGTCCTCCAAAGGACTCTTCAGCGTTATTATTTTGCCTATCAGAAGGGAAGACTAAATGTTTAACAATTCTACCAGCCTGATCACGAATTGTTCCCCCTGAGACGACTAACTCACCAGAATGTATACGTGAAAGAATATCTTCACCAAGCGGCAATGCACGTTCAAGAATTATTGAAATACTCATAATTTCACCTGTTCCATAAAGTTCTCAGCAACTAGTCGAGAACGAATACTACCAACAACTAGCACAGCTGGAATCGTAACGCTATAGGCTGTCCCTGTGAAAGCCAAAACTATACTAGCAACTCCTGTAAGCGCTCCAAGGAACTGACCCGCCACGGGAATGGCTGATATAGCTCCACGGCGTAGCATAAAACTACCGATAGCCAAAAGAGCCGGTGTAATGCCCATCAGACTACGAGCTGCAGCGTTTTTTGCCTCCATAGCAAGTTTCTGGTTTTCTAAACTTTCACGGAGTACATCATCAAATTGATTTCTTTCTTTTTCTGACAGCTTTTCTTTATAATTATCAATCACTTTTACAGCTATTGATTCTTCGATTTTGACGATCTCATCTTGTTTATCAACTTTTACGCCTACCTTATCGGCAACATCGATAACAATCTCCCGATAGGAGACCCCGCGTCTGCGGAGCAAGTTCATGAAGCTATCCCCCCCCATATTTTGTAGTTCTATAGCCAGTTTCAGTGCATCACGTTCATTTTTATCTATGCTAGAAGACTGTTTATTGGAAATAATTTCCGCTAATATAGCTTTCTCATCACTAGTGGCTTCTTGCAATATGGGAAAGAGATCATGGTCGTTTCGTGCAAAGTCAATGCTTTTCATTCTTAAATCATCTATCGTTGTATGATGATTGAAATATACTGCAAGTAGTTACCAAATCAAGTTATTGTTTACTGTATAAATAAAAAATGTTCATACCACTTCGGCTTGCATTAAATCTGCGAAATCAGAGCTAGATACATCATTCTTAATGAGCCATTTTTCATCTGGCGTGTGTGCTTGTCGTCATCTCAAACTCCAAAGCGTGCGCCGCCGCCCGTTTTTCCTCGCGCGTGTGCGCACTCGTGTTTATACGTATTTATTTTCAATACCTTACTTCCCAGATCGGGTTTATTTTTACCTGAACTGAGCGAACGAAGTGAGTGAAGTTCACCTCGAACGAAGTGAGAGGTTGTCTTTTCAGGTAATACTCTCCCAGGGAGGTGAGTAAAAAAATCCTCACCAACCTGGTCGTTTCATAACCTGAAAAGTTATGACCTAAGTCTACTGCCAGCTTAGGCTTGGGAAGTTATGGATGACAGCACCCCAGAACCGAGATCTTCCCACACTTCATGAAGGGGAGTACTGGATTCAACCTCTCAAAATACCCAGACTCGACAATCATAAAGTGACCCTTCTCTCTGCCCACTTTGGTTCCCCCTTCCCCAAACCCCAAAAGGGCTGGTTCTGCGCTGGTTGTGGGCTTTTTTAAGTCTGGTGCCAGTGACGCTATCCTCCACCCACCAGACCGAGATTTCGATTCAGGTCGAAATCGACATCATTCTACAACCACTATGATACATCGTAAACGGTAACTACTTACTTACTTTTTTGACTGATCATTTTGTCTACCATGAAGCTGAACTTGCAGAGCAAAAACCTCGTTGATTAGCTCGCCAAGGAGCTGCTCAATCAGGTCTTTGTGTTCGCCAGTGTGCAAACATTTCAGTGACCACTCGTAAAGACTGAATGCCTTTTCACGATCCTTCATGAGTTCGCGAGCGTTAGCCAAAAAATCGCTCTCAACGAGCGCTACAACGTTGGTCGGGTATGCCATGATGGTTTCCTTACTTGTCTTCACAAAAACGATTCTATAGCGTCTGGAAAGGGGGTCCAGAGTGGTCTGGGCGTCTTGTTTCGGTCTGGGAGTGGTCTGGAATCGACAAGGAAAAGCCTGCTTTCGTATATGTTTATAATTAGTACTTAGTTATTTATATATACGAAAGCAGGTTATGAAACGCTCCCAGACTCGGATTAAGCAGCCTGTTTCCGTGGTCTTTTTTTCCTGATCACTTTGGCAGGATCGTAACCACCCAGACTTTTCATCACCGTCAGCGGGACTTTATTCATGAAGTGACCAGCGTTCTGACAGAATCCGCGGAAGACCACCAGCATACTTCCGCCAGGGTTGATATTGACCTCAACCAAACCCAATGTGACGTCTGGTTCCATGAACGCTACGCGGCCGCCAGACAGAACTACCGTCTGGTTTGCGCACTCGGTGGCGCGCTCATACCACATCGTGTCGAGCGATTGCGGAATGAGCATAACGGTGGTTACGCCACGCGCTTGCTCTCGGATAGCCGCCTCTATCCAGGGGGTTATTTTGGAGTAGGGCGGGTTGAGAAAGGCCACCGTACCAGGATCACCCCAACTGGATTTAAGAGCATCTCGTTCCACACCTATGTAGCTCGGAAGAAGCGCGTTTTCTTTGTTACAGGCGACATCAACATCAAACGTAATGCCGAGATATCGCTGAATGGCGACAAACAACCATTTCGGTGTGCGCCAAAGGTCTCGAAGAGAGGCATCTCGCTCTCGCTTTTTGATTTTTTCGGCTGCTATCATTTTACAATCCAATAGGTAAGTACTTACCTATTTTTTCATGTCATTTTACGAATGGCAAATAAAGAAAAAACACGCCAGATTGCTTAACGGGAGACGCTCTGGCGTGTTTTTTACTGTTGGGGCATACGAATAACTGTCCAACGCTCTAAAACTATCAGGGGGCTTCAGAGCGCGAAACGGATCGTCAGCCAATGGAATACTCCGCGATAAATTTCCTTACGATCGGGGACTCTTCATTAAGAAGCAATCTTCCACCATCCCTCGTAGCGATTCCCGTGACTGGGAAAACAGCCATCATCTGGCCAGCCTGAGTCGACGCGGTGCTGAGTGGATATGGCTTTTCCGGATAGCTCATTAACGCCAGCTTAATGCTATTGCTGCTTGCCTCTTTTGTGTCAATAAGATGCCGCAATGCAATCACCGTGTAGATGCTGATATCCGGTCCGCCATTGAACCAATTTAGCAGGTTAGAGATCTTGTCTTTTGCCTTAACCGGCGCCGAATTCAGAGCTTCGATGAAGACCTCACGTTTCAGACCAGCCGCAGCATAAAAATCATCGCCCTTATCGTTCAGGCTGAATCGAGGCTTGGGTGCTGCGCGCTCTTTTTTCGCCGCCTTCGACTCTTTTGGCTGAGCCGCAACTGACGATTCTTTGGCGTGTTTCTCCTTTTTTTCATCAGTCTGAGGTTTATCACCCTGTGTCGAGTCGATCTCAGGAAGAGTGGAGATCGACTCGACTTGAGGTATCTCAACATCAACCACCTTCAGCGACTCATGTTCGTTTTCCAACTCTTCAAACACACCGGTGAGATCGCCGCCGTCTTTCGCTTCCATTACAGTTTCAGCAACAGCCGGCACCGGCACGATCGTCTCATCGTTAAGATCTGCCAGCAGGTCGTCTATTTCGTCTCCTACAACAGCCTCCGAAGCCAGTTTTTCAGGCTCATCGAGCAGTTGCAGCATGGCGGTCAGCTCATCCAGATCATCTTTTTTGACTGTATTGTTGAGGTTGCTCATGTCTCTCTCCTTTACGTTGTGTGAGCGTTTATACGTTTTTGGGTTGAGAGCATTTTGTCAAAACCTATTAGGTGGAAAAGAAGTAAATACAGGCAGTTGGGATAATGAGAGGGGCGAAAGCGCCGTCAGGCGCTTTCGAATGGGAGCTTATAGAAGCCGTATTTTTCCCGTGCTTTGAAAAAGCAGTGCATCATCAGATCGGTATCATAGAGCGCGCTGTGCGCCTTAGCCTTGTCATAGACAAAACCCAATGAGAAGGCGAGTTCCTCCAGTCGCGGCCGTTTGCCGTCTTCTGTGGCCCACAGGGAAAATAGAGTGTCAATCAATGGGACGTCTGGAAGCGAAAAACCGTAACTTTTCAGCTCATGCCTAATAAACGGAATGTCGAATGCTTCGCCATTGTGGGCTATCCAAATATCGGAAGAAGAGAGGAATGAAGCGACAGATGAAGCGTGATCGGCTAGTAACGGCTCAGCGGCTAAATCTTCAAGACAGATACCGTGTACAGCTTGCGCTTTAGGATCGATACTGCGACGCGGGTTGAACCGCATTACAAAACTATCAACCATTGCCTGGGTCTCAATTTCGTACTTCACCATTGCGATTTCAATGATCTTATGGCCTGAGAGAAAATCAATACCTGTAGATTCGATGTCCACCCCTGTAGCAATCACTTTTTATCTCCTTTTACTGGTCGTTTGGATGGTGTGAAAATGGCAGCTTCAACATCCCATCCCCTCAAAATTCGCTGCGAGATAATGGTCGCAGTCAAGCCAACCTCTCTTGCCCATTCGGTAATCCGCTGAGTTCTGCCACGACACTCGATCAGACGCTTACTATCTCGGTTGGCATATGTGTCGACGCTGGCGTTAAGCGCGCGATCTAATGGCCACCCCTTCTTGATTCGATAGTGAAGAGTAGATGCCTGAATCCCAGCTCTTTTAGCCCATTGTGAGAGAGTCAGCTTTTCCCCCATATGCTCCAAAATTAAGTTTGAACGCGTGTTATTGGCCTGCTCTTCAAAAGTCGCCCATCTGCAATTTTCAGGTTCGTAGTCACCATTCACATCTTTGCGATCAAGAGACATCCCTTCTGGTCGCTCTCCCATGTCAGCATAAAAATTTTCAAAGATTTGCCACCGCTCACAGACTTTGATACCTCGGCCGCCATACCACTTATAGGCGTGATGGGTTGTTTTTTCACATCGTTCCCGCATACCCAGCCATATACGATAAATTGGCGTTTTACTCATACCATGAGGCTTTATGCTACGACGATGTGCGTTGTAGACACAGCCACACGATATTGTCGCCCTGTGATTTAGCTTCCCGTAACTAACTTGGCAGGTGTTACCGCAATCGCAGATGCAATCCCAAAGTCGCCCCTGTTTGTTTGAAATACCGGAATATTTAAGTGCAACCAACTTTCCAAAACGTTTGCCTGCTATATTTACTGGTTGTCCCATTACTACTCCTTACAGCTTTTTGGCACCTTTAAGCAGTGCGCTACGCACGAATTGAGCTGCTTTTTTGATGGTCTCCTCCTGCGATTCGCACACTACCGGCGCATGCCACTCACCAGTGGTGACGTTGAGAATGCGAATTTCATTTGTATCCAGACAAATCGACACATACAGAACCGTGCCGGCAGCCATTTTGATATGCATGGGGAAGATAGGTCGCTTGCCGCGTTCGCTGAACTGGGACATTGCCACATTCAGAACCTCTCCCACATCATCGCCTACCAATCCCTGAACGGACTCAAAAACAGCTCTGATAGCCAGCCTGGCCTCTCGTTCTGTCATCAGCGATCGGGACTGCTCGTCTGCGATGCGTGTCAGCGCCTCTATCGTTTTACGATCTAACTCATCAGCCAGAGATATTTCGCCTAACATTCTGTTTTCCTGAAACTATTTTTGGTGACGTTATTCTGGCATTCCTTCACAGGGGAACAAGAATCAGTGGAAGGTGACGCGATTTGAGATACGGCTCTCTATACGTTCCACATGGCGATCTATTACTCGCATGATCGAGCGTGCTCTTGCGTCAACGGATCTGCAGGTTTCCGACAGGACGAAAACCTGCAGATCTCCGAATTTGGCCAGAGAGTTAATTTTTGTCAGCTCGCCACACATCAACGAGTCGATACGAGCGACATAAAGGCGATCAAGCGAACCTCTCTGGGCACGTTCATAATCTTCTGCTCTCAAATTCACGCCCGGGCGCAGCCCCGCAATGGCATTAAAATTGGACAACGCGGTCTTGTGGCAAAAACGCTCAATTTCCAGCGCCAGATCAATACATCGTTGGTCATTGGTCTGGCCGACCAAATCGAGCGTATAAGCCATCACATCAGCAGGCGTACGGTCTATTACAAAACCTTCCGCTCCGCGTGTTACCAGCTCAATATGGCGGGCAACTTCCATCTGCACCTGCAGACGCTCAAAGAGCGGCATTGGATCGCCTACGTTGACTCCAAGCCTTGTCATCAGTGCGCCGACGCCAGCATCCACATACGGAATGCCGTAATGCTCGTCGATAAACTTTGCCAGGGTTGTTTTTCCACTGCCCTGAGCGCCAGTGATCCCAATTCGGTAATCCATTACCACCTTCTGTAAACAATCTGTTGGAAGCCGGGCTCATCCTCCGTTCCCCGTTGTGTATGAGCCGTTAACACAGGAAAGAAGCCGAGATTACGCATCATTTGCCGCGGAAAATGAGCATCACTGTCAGGAACGTCTACGCCCATATGCGATAGCCAGAGTTCCTCGACGTGAGGCAGAAACAGAGAATAGATCTGCGCACCGCCGATAACCCAAACGGGACCATCAAGCTGCATTACATCGTCCATAGTGGCAGGGTAAAAACCATTGGGCATGAACCCAGATGAGCGCGTTAGAACGACGTTATGGCGCTCCGGAAGCGGGCGCTTAAGACTTTCCATTGTCTTTCTGCCCATGACAACTGTGGCGTTTGTGGTGAGCTCTCTGAACAGTTTTAAGTCTGAGGGGCAGCGCCAGGGGAGTTCGTTTCCTCTACCGATCTCATAATTGCGACCGACAGCTGCAATCATCTTCATTGAGACACCTCATACATTACCGGGCGCTGGTGAAAACCAGACAGAGCAGCTCGTAGACGCGACGAACTCACCAGTGCCGCGATCATCAGATCATCTTTATGCGCGGCAAGCGTGCGCTTTATATGGGTTTCGTAATTGACTCCACGTGGTGCCAGGTGCAGCCAGTCATAATCAATGCCGAAATCTCTCAGCCATTTCTTGGTTGCGCTTTCGAGCGCTTCCGGACGGTGGCTGATAAGCACCACTTCAGCACCAGAGCGAGCAAAGCCACGCAACATGCGGCTGGTAGGGAATATGAGCTCATCACCTGCAACGAGAGTGTCTGCGTTTTCATCAGCAGCGGCTTTACGATGGCCGGCTCTCGCCAGCACATCTTCAATTTCACATAACACATACATGCCTCTGGCCATATCACACCGCCACTGGAGCCTTAATCCATGGAAGTGGTTCGTAGCCGAAGATCTGCACGCCGTCCCATTTGAAGTCATCCAACTCTTCCCATTCGTGCGGGAAGACGACGATGGGGTCGGACGACTCCGGATGTTCGCGAGCCAGTAGCTCTTCAACCTGCTCCAAGTGGTGGTTGTAAATGTGAACATCAAAGCCGAAATGGACGAAGGCGCCAGCCATGTGACCCGTAATCTTCGCAATGAACTGCGTGAGGATGCCGTAACCGGCAATATTGAATGGCATACCAAGGAAAGTATCGACACTCCGCTGCACCAGGCAGGAGTTCAGAATACGTTTAGGGATACCAAGCTCATCCAGCATTGGCTCAGAGATACTGCCTCGCTGCTCTATCAGGCAAAGCATCTGGGTATAGATCGATTCATAGCCATGCCGGTTATGCTGGATGCCAATATCGGTGGCCATAGACAAACGGGTCTGGAAATCGAGCTCACGACTCCATACGGATAACACAAAGTGGCAAGGTGGAAGCTTCATGTCCTCCAGCTCACCAACATTCCAAGCATTAAGCAGGATGCGGCGATCGGTCGGGTCGTTGCGCAACTGATCAACCATACGTTGTAACTGATCGATTTCACGGGTGATAACGACGCGGTCTTCATTCAGCCCAATGTAACCTTCAACGCGATAACCACGTTCCAGGAAGATGTCCTCCTTAAGGCGATACTCGCAGTAAGGGACAATTCTGGTGTCCTCCCATCGGCGCCACTGCTTGCCATATACAGGCCCTAAATCGCCATTATCGTCGGCCCAAGCATCCCAGATCTTCACACCATGCTCTTTAAGGAACCCAATGTTGCCTGAACCTTGTAAATACCATTCAAGCTCAACCAGTAGCGGTTTCAGGTTTACCTGTTTTGAAGAAATGAGCGGAACAGCCCCGCCGGTAAGCATGTAGTAGGAAGGCACATAAGAAACGCCAAGCGTACCGGTGCCGGTGCGATCTTCGGAAGGAACGCCGGTATCAACAACGGTCTGAATGACACGGCCATAAGAGCTCGAAGCCAGCTGACCGTTACTGAATTCTCGATTAAGTAAAAAAGACAAGATGACCTCAAATAATAAGTAAGTACATACCTATCATTTTAAACACAGAGAAGACATCCAGGCTAGAAATTAAGTAAAAAAATGGTGGCCACGGGGCCACCAACGCTCAACTTTATCGAAAATAAAGATTGATAAGGATAGAAATAGACAATAGATCACACGTCCATTTCAATATATATTGATAAGTTAGTACTTACAAGGTGTTTTTAACCACTTCATACAGCGAAGATGCCTGTGCTTGCTCAAGGAAACGAGACAGATCGACATCGCTATATGTCGGCGATTTAAGGATTTTTCCATCAGACAGGCGATAGCCGATCATCATGTCAGTGCCGTCAGCATGGCGGAATCCGAGGTTATTCTTATCATATTTACATCTCTCAACGGCAAGACGACGCGCTTCAGCATCCGCCGGCCACAGCTTTGTCATATTAGAACGGTGGATCTCCGCCACCAGCTCCACGACGTCGACGCCAAGGAATTCAGCCAGGCGATACACCATCATGCACGCCACATAGATTTTGTTCATCACGCGGCGCAGATCCTGAATCAGCTCAGCATCACCTACCTTGTTATGTTCAAGTTTATCGGCCAGCGCGGCCAACATAAGCGCAGCTTCTTCTGCTTCATTGAAGGGGATGGCCATATCGTCGAAGACGGTATTTCCAGGCACCATAATGGTATGAATAAAGCGATCGACGCTTTGCTCCTGAGTGTAGTAGCTCATGCCAGTTGATAGCCCACCTTTGATGGCTACCATCGTCCCGACACCCACATACAGGAAATCAGCCATTGCATCCAGCAATCCCTGCATATCCCCCTTTTTCGCTGCAGGCAGCCCTTCTTCTACCGCCTCTTCATGGATCAGCTTAGCGCGCAGGCGCAGCAGCTCCGGAGTGGGCATTACACGACGCGGGTGCTGAAACAGCTCGTGGAACTGGTCAACCATCTTGTAAATACTCTCTGTCGCTTCTCCAAAACCGGGGTTCAGCTCATATGGCTCTGGTTTGAAGCCCACCAGTTTATCGGTGGCCAGCTTGAGATGGTCGGTCAGTTTCGTTAATTTCATGCTTTATCTTTCCTTAGTGCTTTTTTTCGCGTTCATTGTGGCCCAGAGCGACCAGGCCACAAAATCTTTATCCAGGCTTACAAATCGGCAAACTGGCTTAGGCCAGCGCGATCAACAGCGGAGTCAATCTGGCCAACGAGATAAGTGCTTTGCTCAGCTTCCTGCGGTGCAATCTGCAAGGTGTCGGACAACAGCCATTTGTTCATCCACACCAGCGGGTCATCTTTTATCTCCGGGTACAGTGGTTTCAGGCCAAGACGGCGCATCGCAAGATTGGTTCGGTATTTAACATAGCTTTTCAGGATATCGGCGTTTAAACCAATCATTGAGCCGTCTTTAAACAGATAATCTGCCCAGCGCATTTCCTGTTCGGCAACGTCCATCATGGTCTGATAGATGAATGGTTCCTCATCCGCAGCGATCTGGGCCCATAGCAAGCCTTCGCGGCCTGTACGCATAAACCGGAGCATTCGTTCTGTGCCTTCGCAATGAAGCGCCTCATCGCGCGCAATGAAACGCATGATTTTGGTGTTGCCCTCAAGTAATTTCCTTTCTCCAAAAGCAAACGTACAGGCGAAGCTAACGTAAAAACGAATGGCCTCCAGCGCGTTGATGGATACCAAAGTACGGAACAGCTGGCGCTGGAGAGGGTAGGGCTTTCCGTCAAATTCGGAGACGTAGAGCCGTTCGAATTCATCTTCTCCCAGGTGCTGGCGCGCGCAGGTCATCTCATAGAGCTTGTCGTACTCTGTAGAGATACTGATAGCCCGGCTGATAATTTCCTCGTCGGTCACAATGCCATCGAAGACAATGCTCGGATTATCCACCATACCGCGAATAATGTGGGTGTAGCTGCGGCTGTGAATGGTTTCAGAGAACGACCATGTTTCCACCCACGTTTCGAGCTCTGGAATTGAAATAAGCGGCAGCAGCGTTGCGTTTGGGCTGCGCCCCTGAACGGAATCCAGCAGAGTCTGGTAACGGAGGTTGCTCAGGAAAATGTGCCGCTCATGCTCTTGCAGCTTAGTATTGAAATCGATGCGATCGGTGGTTATGTCGACTTCTTCCGGGCGCCAGAAGAAGGAGAGTTGTTTTTCGATCAGCTTTTCGAAATCGCGGTACTTCTGCTGATCGTAGCGCGCAACGTTGACAGACTGCCCGAGGAACATAGGCTCTTTGGTTGCGTCGTTAGCGCCCAAACGGAAAGTGGAGTAACTCATGTGTTTCCCTTTGAATGTTATCGGTATTATTAAACAATTTGATTAGATGCACTTCTAAACAAATTATTATCTTATTGGTTAAAATGAGGCATTCAATGAAGTGAAAGGTGGGGATATCTCCCCACGCTTATTAGATTTTGCATGCGCCATCGCACTCATCTTCTGGCTCAACCAACGCAACAGAGGCCAGATCATCGTCTTCACGCTTACCGGCACCATCTCGTGTGTTGTGGTAATAAAGCGTCTTCACGCCTTGCTGATAAGCGAAGAGCAGATCTTCAAGCAACTTCATCATTGGAACCTTGTCGCCCGGGAAGCGAGTAGGGTCATAGTTGGTGTTGGCTGAAATAGCCTGGTCAAAGAACTTCTGAATGATCGCAACTTTGGTCAGATAGCCGCGGTTATCCGGCATATCCCAAAGGTACTCGTACTGATCTTTCAGTGCCGCAAAGTCCGGAACCACCATTTTCACAATGCCGTCTTTGGATGATTTCACGGAAACAGGGCCACGCGGCGGTTCGATACCATTTGTGGAGTTGGTGATTTGGCTGGACGTTTCGCACGGCATCTGAGCTGTCAGGGTAGAGTTACGCAGACCATATTCGCGTATGCGGTCGCGCAGCTCTTCCCAAGGCATTTTCAGCTCAAAGGACGTATCAGGGTTAGCGTCAAGCGACTTGCGGTAATGGTCAATCGGCAGCTGTCCCTGGGCATATTTAGTTTGGGAAAACCAATTACAGGCACCTTTGGCTTCCGCCAGCCGGCAACTTGCATCAAGCAGGTAATACTGGATCGCTTCAAACGTTTCATGCACTAGCTGGTTGCCGGCCGGATCAGAGTAGTTAAATCCGTTCTTCGCCAGATAGTACGCAAGATTGGTAACGCCGACGCCCAAACTACGACGTGCTTTTGCCGGAATTTCCGCTGCGGCCATCGGGTAATCCTGATAGTCGAGTAGGGAATCGAGCGCAGCCACCGCATAGAATGCAACCTCTTTCAGCGTGTCCAGTGAGCGTAATGCCCCCAGATTAAACGCAGACAGTGTGCAAAGGGCGATCTCACCATCGGGGTCATCGGTAAACGCCAGCGGTTTAGTTGGCAGCGTAATCTCCATGCATAAGTTTGACTGGTGAACTGGAGCGACTTTCGGATCGAAGGCGCCGTGTTCGTTCATATGGTCAACGTTCGCAATATACACGCGGCCGGTAGAGGCTCGTTCCTGCATCAGGGTTGAGAACAGATCAACAGCGGGAACGGATTTCTTGCGGATGCTCTCATCAGCTTCATATTGCAGGTACAGCGCTTTGAATTTGTCCTGATCAACAAAGAAAGCATCATAGAGCCCCGGTACATCATGCGGGCTGAACAGCGTAATATTCTCGTTGCGTACCAGGCGGCGATACATCAGGCGGTTGATCATTACGCCATAGTCCAGATGACGAACACGGTTCTCCTCGATGCCGCGGTTATTCTTCAATACCAGCAGACTTTCAACTTCCAGATGCCAAATAGGGTAGAAAGCCGTCGCTGCGCCCCCGCGAACGCCACCCTGCGAGCATGATTTCACAGCGGTCTGGAAGTGTTTCAGAAAGGGGATTACGCCAGTGTGGGTGGCTTCTCCATTGCGGATCTCACTCCCCAATGCACGCAGTCGGCCAAAACCAATCCCAATGCCAGCACGACGCGACACGTAATCGATAATGGCAGATGACGCAGCGCTGATCCCTTTCAAACTGTCTTCGGACTCAATCAGAACGCAGCTGGAGAACTGGCGCGTCGGGGTACGGACGCCGGCCATGATTGGGGTGGGCAGAGACAATTTGAATGTACTGGTGACATCATAGAACCCCTTCACCATTTCCAGACGTGTTTTGCCGGCACAACCATCTTCCCAATTCTGGAAAAGACACATACCCACCAGCATATACAGCTGCTGCGGGGCTTCGTAGATTTCGCCGGTGACTCGGTTCTGGACGAGGTACTTACTCGCCAGCTGAACAGTCGCGGCATAGCCAAAGAGTTCGTCACGCATGGGTTTGATATACACGCCAAGTTCAGCGATCTCTTCGCGGGAGTAAAACTTAAGCAAATCCTCATCGTAAACGCCGCGGCTGACGTTGCTGACGATATGATGATAGAAACTTGGGTAAGCGTATTCGCCGAAGGCATCTTTGCGAATTTTGAACATGTTCAGTCGTGCTGCGACCTGGGAGTAGTTCGGAGTTTCAGGCGAAATCAGATCTGCAGCCGACTTAACCAATGCCTCATGAAGCTGCGAAGTTGTCATGCCGTCAAAAATGCTCGCGGCGGCGCCCATGGCTACGGCAGAGGCGCTTACGTTACGTATACCTTCTACACCCCACATCACGACGCGGTTGTACTTCTCTTCGGATAGCGGCTCTGTGGAGCCATTACGTTTGACAATCCTTATCATGTATCACCCATCAAAAAAGGCCACTAAATGTAGTGGCCTATATTATTAAATAAGTACTTACCTATCAATTGAGGATTATAAAATCCCTTTAAGAACGTCGCGCACTTGTCGGAACTGGTCTGTCTGCATTCCAGAATATATCGAAGCTATGGCATCCGCCAGGTGCTCATTCTTGGCAACTAGTACATCTTTCCCCGCTTGTTTCCGACGCAACCAAGGGGCATCAGGCTGTTTTGTAATCGCCCACTGGATGATCTCTTCCTTAGATGTGGTCAGTTTATTCCCGACGTAGTGCTTAATTTCATTTGGCGTAACCTGGATAAGTGGCTTATCAACGCAAGCAAGAACGCCGATACACACACCGTAAGAAGTCTGCGCGCGAGAGCTTTGACTACCTACCGGCAGTTCACAAAACACTATGTGGGCCTGTTCAATGATGGGCCTGGCGGTGCGCCAGATCTCTTTAGCCCGGCGCAGATCATCGCTGTTTACTCTGACGTTTTTCTTCGTTCCGCCGGCTTTGGTTTCAACCAGTTCAAGACCATGGATTTCCAGTTTGTCTGTATCCAGATCCAGCGTACCAATGGCCAGCCCGAAGTTGCTCATTGAAGGGTCGACGCCAACTACTTTGATCACTTTACTCATAGAGTTTCCTTACCATGTTGCCCATACCGGGCATTCCATTAATTTCTCTTCCAGGGTTTTAACTGGAGACTTGCGAACGGGCTCTGGAATGCTGCTCACCACGTGTATGCTGTCACTGGTCAGCACACCATTTTCTATGTCTGCGTCGATCATGCTCTGCCCGATGAAGTAGGACATGATATCTATCAGCTTACGCGCAACCATCCTGTTAGAACGAAGTACATAGGGGACAGAGAACTCAACCATTGCCTTATCACCATCTTCAGTCTCAAAGCTTAATTCGCCTCTTTCTGGAAATCTCCCATGTGAATCGCAATTGAAATTGATGCCAGCAAATGCCTTGCCTGGCATTGCAACCTGCCACGCACGTGCATTTGCCAGTCGAGTCAGGTTAGTAAACGCACTGCTGGTATGCGCCTCTATTGCCCCGTACAGCACATCATCTTCGATAACCATCGCAGATGATTCCGGGATCACCAAGAACCCAGGCCCAGAGTGTGGAAGATAGCCACCTTTCGAAAATGGGTTGATCAGAATGGGCGCATTGCTCTCTGGCGGCATCGATTTCAGGCTTGGCATTAACGGGGTCTTGAAAAGCAGATCTATCAGAGCCGTAAATTGCTCCGTCTCAATATTGAGATTTTGCCAACCTACTCCAGGAGCCACCCTAGCAGCGGTATAACTGTTAATCAGTCTGAATGACTGCATCACAGCAAACATTTGCAAAAACTGCGTGCGGCTTAGGTTAAACGACATAGCTGCGACCCTCTTTCACTTCCACGATGATGGTTTCCCGGAACCATGACTTCATTTCTTTGTGAGAAATGATCATCACCGTGCCGCGCTCGCGCGCTTTTGCTTCCAGAATACCCATCAGACGCTCCAGACCGGCTGTGTCCAGAGCATCGTCAATTTCATCGCCGATAAACAGCTCGATGTTCTTGCTCGCGCGGCTGGCCACCAGATCCTGCAAAGCCAGGGAGCACGCAATGCGCACTTTGCGTTTTTCGCCACCTGACAATGTCTGGAAGGTTTTGCTGGCGCCGATCTTGCGCACGCTGATATTGAACTTATCGCGCCACTCGCCCTTCTTGGTTGATTCCATCGTTGACCATTCCGCCACAATGTTTCCGTCCGACAGTGTATTGAGATATTCCGCTGTCTGGGCATTCAGGAAAGGCGTCACGGAGGTCAGGATATGCGAGCGAACGCCGGCAGGAGAGTAGACCTGGCGCGCTTTATCAAGCAGCAGAGCCTGCTCCTGTATATTCTTTAACTCAGTTTTAAGTACACCATAGTTAGATTTATTGGCAGCCAGGCTTTCTTCATGGCGTTTGATGACAGCCAGAAATGGGTTAGTTTCTTTGGTAATGCGATCTACTTCGCTCCGCGCCCGGGCAACCAAAGCTTCTACAGCCACGACTTCTTTTTCCCGATGACGAAGCGTTCCCAGCTCTTTAGTCAGTTGTTCGATTCGGGAAATAATGGCAGACACATCTGGTGTACTGGCGACAAGTGATGATTCAATTTTGAGCGCCTTCTCAAGATGCTCTTGGTATTTAGCCACTGACGTTGCAGATGCCTGCGCTTGGCTGATCTCACTGCGCGCCTGTTCAACAAAACTCTCCTTCACGGTGGACAGATCTTCAACGCAATAAGCCTTGCCACAGGTAGGGCACGGCTCACCGACTTTGGTATTTACTTCTTCCGCTTTCACCTTGAATGCGCGAGCACGTTGCATCGCTTCCTTCTGGATGTTTTCGGTAATGCGGATGCTGGCGCGTATATCAGTGATCGCTCCACGAACCTTAACCAGCTTGGCGTCGTGCTCTTCTTTGGACGCAAGTTTTTCCCGCTCTTTACCGATGGCATTTTCAGTATCGCGGATCTGCTCCGGCAGACTGCGCAACTCCATTTCGACCTCAGTGAGCGTGACTTCCGCTCCAACCAGATCGGCACGGGCGACATCAAGCCGTTCGCTGCGGTCTCGCTCCCAGGCTTCAGAAGAGGTTTTGGCAGACTCCAGCTCATTCTGGGCCGATTCGACCAGAGACAAGCAGGCGTCCATCTTGGTTTTAGTGGTCTCCATGCGTGCGGCAGCTGCGTTGGCTCGTTCGCGAGCAATCGCGTAGGCTTTGGTGAGACGATCGACGCCGGCAGCCTCTTCTACGATGGTTTTGAGGTTTTTATCCGACATGCCAGGCAAATCAGGCATCGCCTCCTGACTGGCATAGATCGATGCCATAAATACTTCTTTTGACGCACCGATCAGTCGCTCTACAAACTCCTGGGTGAGCGAATCTTTACCCTTTGTCATGTCGCCGTCTTCGCCGCGGACGATAAGCCGGTTTTTAAATTCCTTATGCTTGCGGTGGCGGATAATGGCGTAGCGTTTACCTTCGTCTTCAATGGTGACTTTTACGCGACAGTTCTTCTCATGCCCCGTAGAGAGAACGTCGTCACCTTTAACACCATGGGATGTCTCGCCATAAATACACCACATCAAACTATTCATGAGGGTTGATTTGCCAGCGCCATTGCTGGCGGCCGATGAGTCCCCGGCATTAACACCCTGGATGAGCACCAGCCCACGCTGATCAAGCTCGACCTTGGCGTTTGCCAGCGCCATGAAGTTTTCCACTTCGAGCGTTAAAAATTTCATGCTTTGCCTCGAATTGCTTTAGTCAATTTCTGCCCTTTGCGAAGGCGGTATTCCGTATGTGCCGGGAAGGAGTTGCGTGACAGGAGGCCACGTTTCGTTAGTTGACCAAGGTAAAACGCCTGTGGGTTTCCTTCTGGCGGATAGGGCTTCTGGAATAAAACGGGCTTCCCGCTTTCAAGCCGTTTAATCATCTGGATGAAATCCCAGAAATTATGGTGGGAGGAAGTCACTACACCGCCTCCGCACTTTCCGCTTCGGTGAGGATCTCCTGACACAAGGCATTCAGTTTGGTTAGGTCAAATCCACCGTCTGTGTCATGAACGATTTTGCAGTAAGCAGAAACAGACTCGCCAAGGCTGTCGATTTTGCTGGTCTCTGAGGTGCTGGCGGTACCCTCCATCATTGAGCCCTTGCGGATGAAGTTGCATACAACACCTTTCGCTCCCATGGACTTCAGGACGTTCTGCAGCTTGATGCCTTCCTCATCGTTTTCGACGACGGCCCGGAAGCGCACGTAATTGCCGCGTATCTGCTTGTCATCCACATCGTCTTCCAGGTTTACGAATTTCGGCGCCGAGGTTTCAAAATGACTGAACGAGCCGTCAGGGTTCACAATCATGTAGCCCGCCAGCGAACCTACGTCCCCCCAGTTTTGGTGCGTCAGCGCGCCGACACTGATAACTCCGGGGATCACCTCCTTGTGGTTGTGGTAATGGCCGGACAGTACCAGGCGAAAGCCTATGTCTTTCAGCTCCTGCGCATCGATGCCAACATCAGGCATTGTTGGGATAGCTTTGTTGATGGCGGTATGAATCACGACGTCGTGCAGATCCCCGTCAAGCCGCGCACGAAGTGCTTTCAGGTCACTAATTAACTCGGCGTGGTTGTTTCGCCAGCTCACCATATGGACTGTGACGTCACCCAATTTGATGCTGTGTGGCTTACGGCCGCAGACGATCTGTACACCAATCGACTTCAGCGCCGCAGCGGCGTTAGCGCTGTAGACAGAGTCGTTTGTTTCGAGGTCATGGTTGCCAGCCAGCATAGCAACGCTGAGCCCCAGATCTTTGACGATCCACTCATAGGCATCGGAGACGTAGTTGAGTACGGTAGGGGATACGGTTCCGCGGACGTGGAATGTGTCGCCGGCCACCAGCATGTGGCTGCAGCCCGCTTTTTTCATAGCTATGGCCGCTTCTTTTGTGGCCTCCAGCTGAATGGCCAGCCGAGAGTTGAGACCATCTGCATCGGTCGTCGAGAAAGAATCCCATTTGTGGTAATGGGGATCGGAGATCACCCCATATGGCAACGTCATGTGTATTTTCCTTTGTGGTTATTTTGATATAGATTCTAAGCATGTAAAACAGGCCAAAAACCAAGTAAACACGGCACATTAGAAAATCTACAGGCGGGATATTATGGCAAAATAGATAAGTAAGTACATACCTATTTTTATAAGGTAGAGCTAGACGCTTCAGTAAGATCTAGGCTCTGGGGGTGGTCTCAGCGTGGGTTGCGGAAAAGCAGTTGAGTGCCTGTGGGGCTGGTATCAACAAGGTGAAAGCCGCGGCGTTTAAGCATTTCAGCCATTTTTGTCGATTTGACGTAACACTTTGCCATCATTGGTTGTTGTGCGTTTGAGTCAATCATGTCCGACAGGAGCATCGAACCATATCCCTTACCCTGCATAGATTTGGTGATACAGACGGCACGGAGTTCAAGACGGGGATCTCCAGCTGGATCAATCGCAGGGGTAAACCAGATCAGGCCAATTTTTTTATCGTCTGAACGACGAAGCAGGATGAAGATGAAATGGCCTGAATATCCTTCAGCGTCGCGTGTCTTAATCGCTTCTCGAGTTTGTTTTTCAAACTTCTTCCCACCGGCTGGCGTGATGATCTCATTTGTAAAGTGACCAAGACGTGCTCCTTCCTCGAATTCATGCATCAGAAAGGGCATATCAGCCAGAGTAATCTCTCGTGAGTAAAAATCGTCCATATATCACCCCCTTGACTTCTCAGATGCATTCTAAGCTACGCTATTTTGTATTCGCGTAAAGACCCCTTTTTTCGTTTAGGGTTCGTCAGAGAGCTTCTGACGCGCATTTGCGATGCTAAACACTTCTGCTTTTGGCCGAGGATCGACTAAATCGAGTTCTTTTTCGCTGTGATACTCGATATCAAAGTCCCGTTTGATGTGTCTGATGTAAATCGCAGTGAGCAGGCTGTCTTCTTTCAGGAAGTGGCCATAAGATCTGCGGATCACTTCATCCACTTTTTCGATCTTCTCTCCGCCCATACAGAGGTGATTGAATCGACTGTGCTTTCTCAGCATCTCATCAACTGGCCCAGAGTAAACCTTATCCACGACACCGAATCGAAGGATCTTCGCAGTATCAGCTTCAACCAGGCAGATAATCTTCCCCTCGGTCAATCTGTCACGCCAGGTAACGCCTGAACGCATAGTATTGAAGTAGGGGGTATCCAGACCGATGATCGGTTTTCGAAATGCCAGCAGTGGTACGTATCTGGCACAGCTGTTCAGGTGGAAGTTAACACCGGCGTCACGCAACTTGAGTCGGGTCTCGTTGATGTTGCATTTCGAGGCTATGCCACACAGGCTGCAGAGAACCTTCTCGTTGCTCAGTGTGGAGTTTGATTCTATGGTGTAGGTTCCGTCTTCCAGACGGCGTACCCAACGTGTGCGTTTTAAGTCCATGTTCTCGTTTTAGTGATTGTTGACCGGAACCACGATAGCTTACTAGGCACACCTGTAATCGCAAATGCCTGTTTTACTTATCCACTTATCCACTGGTTAGATCCCAATAATAAGATCCCTATACAGATCCCCATATAGATCCAAAGAGATCCCCGATCGCCGCAGGCCGCGCCACGCCTGGGCTAAGGACTGATCCGTGTATGCTGTCAGCGGTAAACGATATGCTGTCAGCGGTACGGTATATGCTGCCAACGGTTTTGTGTATGCTATCAGCGGTAATTGACGTATGCTGTCAGCGGTTAGAACCAAAAGGTATCCACATGTCCACAAAAAAGAAAAAAGAGAGTGAAATCAAAGAAATACCTGAAGATAACGAAATTCTTGAGGAAGATGCTCTCAATTTGTACACAGGTGACTTAGTTCCTAACAGCAACAATACGGTGCAGCCAATCGCTTTAATGCGCCTTGGCCTCTTTGTTCCAACGCTCAAGGGAACGAAGAATAGCTCTCGCAACAAGTCCAACATGATCGACGCATCCAGGGAGCTTGTCCAGCTTGAAGTCGCGCGGTCAGAGGGTTATTCAAACATTAAAATCACCGGTCCGCGGCTGGATATGGATCATGACTTCAAAACCTGGGTTGGTGTTGTTCGCTCTCTGGCTGAATACGGCGAGCCAACCGGGCGCGTTGAGCTGAGCATCACGAAGTTCGCCAAGTTCTGCGGCTACCCGTCCTCGCAGATCCGCAAGACCCTGCGAGACCGCCTGACAAACAGCCTGCTCAAGATCATGCGCACGACGTTGTCGTTCCAGCGCACTCATGAAGAGAAGAACGTCGACGACACCAACAAGATATCCCTGTTGATGGTTCACCTCATAAACAGCGTTGATTACAACGAGAAGAAAGACTCCATTGTCTTTTATGCTGAACCTAAGCTGTCTGAGCTCTATCGCTTTGACCATAAAGTTCTGCTGCAGTTGAAGGTCATCAACAAGCTCCCGCGCAAAGAGACGGCCCAGGCGCTGTATACTTTCATCGAAAGTCTTCCTCCTAAGCCGGCACCGGTATCTCTTGCCCGGCTGCGCGCCAGGCTCAATCTGAGCACGCGCAACGTCAGTTCGCAAAACCAGACTATCAGGAACGGATTGAAGTCACTGCAAGAGCTGGGCTATCTCGAATATAGCGAGGTTAAGCGTGGCCGTTCTGTCTACATCCAGATCCACAGTCGTAACCCAAAACTGAAAGTAACATCGAGCAAACCTGAGAAGCCAGAGTCGCCTAAGCAGGCAGAAGAAGCGAAGGGTGAAATTGATGCGAAACAGAACCTCAAAAACAAAATTTCTGAGCTGTCGCAGAACCTGACGCCAGAGAATATCAAGCTGATCGAGATACTCACCAATAGCCTCAAGTTGCTTTGATACGCTGTCAGCGGTTCAACATATGCTGTCAGCGGTTCTTTTGTCTCAATGTATGCTGTCAGCGGTAAAACGTATGCTGTCAGCGGTACATTTCCACTATCTGCGGTCTTTATAAATCGACATGGCTAACGTCTAAGAGCAACTGTTGCCCTATGAATGTATGCTGTCAGCGGTAAAACGTATGCTGTGAGCGGTACAAGGTATGCTGCCAGCGGTAATTCACTGGCAACGTATGCTGTGAGCGGTAATTCAGCACTGAATTAGATATCCTGAAAACGGGCGACGCAGTCATTGATTTGCGCCAGGCCCGTGTAGATAACAATATGGCTTCCCCAGTGGTCACTAACCTGCTAACCCGCATGAATGCTAGGTTAGTGATTACTAACAATTGTTATTCCATCACACTTAAAAAGCTCTGCAGAAATTTCGGTTAGTGGATCTGCTTGAGCAGCCCCCAAAGCGTTTGTGCTTTCGATGTGAGTTTCCCAGTTTCAGGATCAAACATGCGCCATTCCCGACGCTGGTGGATGATGTAACCGTCTTCACGTTCCAGACGCTCCAGCATGTCCGGTTTTCTGAAGCCTTTCGCTCTCCAGTAGCCGCTTGTTTTCTCAATCTCAAGACCAGTCATTGTGAGAGCCATTAACCAACCTCCTTACATCCGTCGAAAAAGAAACTTTGGTTTTTGCTATGAACGCCGTAGACGTCGTGGGATTTGTTGTAGATAAGCTTGTCCTCGCCAACGCCAACCAGTTTACCGTTGCGTTTAGCCAGATATGGAGATGAGAGAACCTCATTGCCGCGGACGACATAGAACTGATCTCCGCTATCAACGACCAGCGCGCCGAAGTCAGCTTTAGTAGGTCTGCTGATTTGATCATTTTTCACCTGCGATACGGTCATATCGCATTGGTAAATTCGGGTATCCGCCAGCAGAGAGAAGGAGAGGGCGGCCAGCAGTAATGTTATTTTTCTCATACCACTATCCCTGTGTAGACCTGTGCTGTAGAGGTGACGACCAGCACCAGTGCGAGCATGTTCACAGTGGTTCCGTTGACAGGTGACAGAGCTTTCTTGAGTGTCCCGATCATCAGGCAGTCCAACATAAACAGTATTGAAAGGATGAGTAACAGGATATCTATATATATCTTCATAATAGGTAAATACTAACTTATGTGTTTTTAGCTGTAAATGACTACGGAAGAGCGCTAAGGCCTAGAATTCGCTCAAGATGTTGAGCATCTTCCTCACTGATAGGCTTTGTCCCATCGGCATACAAGCATCCACCGTTATGCCAGCACACCCCATCCACATCAACAAACACACTGTCTGCACTATACCCAATATATTCAATGACATTGTGGTCTATGACTGCCTGCAACCCTTTGTCATTGAGTCCGAAGCCGTTCACCATAAACAATGGGTAGCAGGTCACATCATTGTCAGTGCTGACCGATATCCGAACTAATATTCTCATGCGCTTTTCCTTTGTTGTGTATATGCTTACTTATTATTCTGATCTAGAAAAGGTGAGCAATCATCTAGTTTAGGGAAAACGTATGCGATGAAATTGTTGCCAGCAGTATCAGCTATCAAGAGAATCAATAGTAACTCGGGACATCGTTGTGATGCCCCGATAGCTAAATAACGTAGTCTATTTGTATAAACACAAAATATAGTCAGTCATGTCGATTTAACATCTAAATGCTCACCACAATATCCAATAATTATTTTTCGTTTATCTTTATCGACAAGGAAATGAACTCTTATAGTTTCGTTTTTTGCACGAGCCGTTCCAATTCTAACGTGCTGAAACATTTTCACTTTCTTACCATCATAATCAAACTCTCTCATTTTTGATAATGTTGCTGAACGCTCAACCGTTTCTGATTCATTTGCAGAATAGGCGTCACCCAAAAATTGTTTCGCAGTGTTATCACCATTTTCAAGATATTCAATGAGATATGATGTGCAAAGTTTATATAGTAAGAATACAAGCCTAGGGCCATGCCGAAAGTCAACTGAATCTTGTGCAGATCTAATAGCTGATTTTAGTATTTCAACATTGTTAGGAATTAGCATTTCTAATAATAACAAAACAGACTCTGGGGTTAGTTTGTTGCCTACTAGGGATATTAGCCGGTCAATATCAATATCAGGGTTTTGGGTTGTTGCCTGTCTATGAAAATTTTTGGCTTCAAACTTCAGTCGATTCAACTCAGTCTCTATTTTGTTTCTTTCAGTGAGTAATGCATCATATTTTCCATCAAGTTCTTCTATTGTTTTTAAATAATCTAGTTCTAATTCTTGGTTGGCTGACTTAAATTCTTCAAACTCTAATAGTGCAGTGTCAAGTAATTCTTCATATTGCATCCCTTCTTTTAAATCCTTCATTCTTTGCCTGAAGGCTACGTTATCATCGCTTAGCCTTTTAGCACGAACGTTTGCTGGCGATAAATGACGTTTTTTATTAAAACCGTTTAGCGAATGAGTTATAACTGATAAAATATAATTATTAATTGGAGTTTTTGATGCGGCAACCTCATCCAGTTGCTTAGGAAGAAATAGTTTTGTACCAATATAACCTGTTTGATTCATAGGGTAAATGATGTTAATTGCTCCTCCCCAGGATGAATAACTCCTTCCCAACAAACGTTCCATTTCCCACGAATCCATCTCACCGCTTGTTGCTACAACTTGTGCTAAACCAATAAGTTGTTCTTGCAACTTTTCAGGCACAACAGGGAAACCACCATCTCCCTCGCTAATAAAAACTAAAGGATAAACTCTATCATCTCTTGATATTTCATGCTTTAAATATTGAAAGTCTCCGTATTGACTTTTAATATAATCTACTCGCTGGCCAATTACATCGTGATCAAAAGTACAGTTTTTCTTCAGATAGGAAACAAGTGATGGACGCGTTGCTATTGGTCTGGCATCAACCATTGTACTTACATCACTAATTTCTAATAATATAGATACAAAAGTACTGACTCCTTCTCTCTTAATCCCTATCTCTGTAATCCATTGTCTACCGCCAACATTTCTATCCGGGTGTGTATACATAATTGAATAAATTTTCGGTTCTATTTTTTCCGCTGTATAGGTTCTGACATAGACTCTTTCTAAGTTCCAATCACGTCTTGAAAGGAGGTCTTCAGGGGAAATGCGTATTTTTGCAACTTTATTAAGCCAGCCAGATACGGAACGTATTACACTAAAAAAGCTATCATCACCAATGCAATTAAATGAATTTATATATACAAGCATCACTTCCCCCTATGTTTGAATTTTTTATTTATTCAAAATTATTATGCAGCTTGAAGTTTGCAAACTAATTTCCTATGAATAGGTATTAATTCGCGTACAGGTATTCAATACCTCCCTTATCATGCTATCTTGTAGACGTAGCATCTTGAATGCAGTTAGTAAGCGATTCTAGGACTTACCTTCATTGATTATCCTCTTCTAAACTGTCCATGAAGTCTACATCTATCAACAAACCTACATGATGCTAATGCACTTATTATTATCAATTGTAAACTATTAAAAATTATTTTTTTGATAGTGATCGAAAAAAAAGGCGTCCAATGGACGCCCTGTGATTACGCTTCTTCTGTTTCTGACCTGCCCCCACGATTAGATACAACGCTCAGTTAGTAACGTCGGAATCTTCATTCTCAGAATGACCCTTTCTCCAGCCCGCTGCAAATTCAGACGGTGTCTGATAATTCAGCGTGGAGTGCGGGCGGCATTCGTTATAATCCTGCCGCCAGTCATCAATAATTTTCCTGGCATGAACGATATCGCTGAACCAGTGCTCATTCAAACATTCATCGCGAAATCGTCCGTTAAAGCTCTCAATAAATCCGTTCTGCGTTGGCT